ATCATCTTCTTCTCTCTCTATCGCAGGGGGGCATAGCACTTAAACGAAAGGAGGAGCAACCGTGCTTAATAATCTAATCAAGACATTATACAAAAACAAGATAAAGGTCATTGACCGAAAGATAAACCATGACGGGTATGAGCTACTTGTGCAGTCTTTAGCTGATATAGACTACCCAAAACACTACAAGATAACAATAGAGGAGTTGGAATAATGATTTTATTTTCATCAAAAAGAATTACAGAACTTGAACTTCTAGTTTTTGGGCTAAAACAAAGAGTAGAAATGTTGGAACTAAAACAAGAACTACTACTAGAGGCAATGAATAAAATGAAAAAGGAGTTGAAAAAATGACACCACAACAGATAAAAGAGCGAGCGTGTAGCATACGCAAATGCTTGACTGGCGAACACTATTACGACAAAGCGTATGGCGACCTCAAGGTGGCAGACTTGCTACTTGTATTAGAGGACGACAACTGGCACACGGAAGAAACGCTGGTAGAAACGCTGGTGCATATGGACTATGGGAATATGCTAGAGGTGTGTCGCATATTGTTAGAACAATACAAGATAGGACACTTGCCTGAAGAGTTATATAAACGCAGGCAAAAAATTGACAACATTATGAGGGGGGAGAAAGGAGCAGTAATGCTAGAAGATAATATTGAGGTAAAAACAAGTAAAAGAGTAAATATGGAAAGTAAATATAAACTTTGTAGGGTATATATTGAGGGCAGAACGAGGGTTCAGCCTATTACTACTACTGGCGTGGAATATGGGGATACCTTGCTATCATACGAGCAAGACGAAGAGTGGAACTATGCTATATACGAGAACTTGGGGGACGAGAACGGCGAGGACTGGAACGAATACGAATACTTTAGAGATGATTTTGCGAAAGCAGTTGAGAGATATGTTGAGTTGGTTGAAACAAATGTTAGAGAGGAGAAATAATATGGTGAATATTGAGAATAGTCTTAAGAAAATAATTTTTTACTGGGTAGCCAATAACTTTGGCATGAGTGAGGCTAAAAACCCAAGCTGGAATATTGAAGCTTTGGCACATGAACTTAACCAACATTTTCATGAGTTGTATTGGCAACAGGAACTGGAATATCTAAAGGAAGATGTAGAGAATTACATTGACGGGCTAAACGAATACGAATTGACCGAGCAACAGGTGTATAATGTGGCAGACAAAATTAGAAACTCGGAGTGGTATTGTAGCATTAACCCTGAAGATATGGAATACTATATTAAAGAAGAACTAAAGAAAGGAGATAAATAATATGGGACGCTATTGGGATACTAACACTGGTAGGAGCGGTAAGTTTGGCTTTGGTTGTCAGAGTAGCACCGACCCGAAAGATTATTTTGGCATGGAAGAGTGTGAGCCAACGAGCATTACATACTATGCCGACGATAGAGATATCGACCGAATTAAGTCTAAACTAGACGAGATTTATGACAAGGCTAATGTGCCTGAAAAGGAACGCATTTATTGCTTGAGCAAAGACTTGAGCGACAACAACAGTGAATATGAAGATTTTCACAAGAGATACCACAAGTATTTCTTTGAGACCTGTGAAGCAGGAGAGGGAAACTTTGCTGGTGAAAACAATACCACCGAGCGAGAAGTCTTTGACAACGCACATCTATGCCAATCAAGACTATGGCTTGGCTTGTCTATTCTATCAGATATCAATCAGTCGGACTATTGTAGCCTAGACGCAGAGCTTTAGAAAGGAGAAAATTAAATGCTAATTTATGTTGGAGAACCATACAATAGGCTTATTGCCACCCAAGAGGGTAGCGGTGATAACCTAGACGCACAAGATATAGCCGAGGGCTATGCTGATTACTGGTTGTCAAGCGTGTATGAGCAGGACGGAGAAGAGATTAACCTAGTAGATAGTGGGCAGATACTCACCAGCACCGAGATTAAAGATATGGATAGGGGAGAAAAGATACAACGCATACTTGAATATTGGGAAATGACAGACGGGTTATACAATGTAATTGAAGAAGAGGAGTTTTAGCAATGAGAGTTGTTTATTACAATGACAATAACGAAGAGGTATTGGAAATTGTAGCGAAAGATTATGGAGTAGATAAAGAAAAATTGTGGGGGTTATATTTAGAGATTATGAAAAGAAATTATTTTGAAGACTTGTGCGATATAGCACGAGAGAACGAAGAAGAGTTAAAGGAGACAATAAAATGAAATTATATTACCACAAGACAGACGGCGGAGCAGAGTATTATTGCACGCAACCAATAAAGGGGACAGACGAGGGCGATATGAAGACGGCTATATTAAGGACGGACGGCAACGAGCTAGAGATAAACACATATAAACTAGCACAACTAGGGCTAGCCGTAATTATCAAAAGTTAAGGAAAGAGGGCAGCATGAAAGCTAGGCTAGAAGATTTATATAAAGAATTATGGTTAAGACGTAGAAATAGTGGAGAGCTTGTATGGGAAAGCAATAGTGGAGATATTCCGATAAAAGATATGACGGACGAACATCTAAAAAATGCAATCCGATCGACAGAGCAATATGAATATATGTTAGATTGTTGGGCTGATTATGAAGCGAACCATAGTGGCTATGGAAATAGGTAGTATGAAAGGAGAATATAATAATGACAGATAATAGAAAAGTAAAAGAGCAAGAAGTTGCATGGCTAGTGGCAACAGAGCATTATGCGATAAGTGCCAGAGAGTATTTTTACATATTGAGGTTGGCTTTATATCATGTGCTAGGAGTTGCAACAGACAGTAGCTATGAGACAGCACAAGCCATGGAGACGGCGACGCCAGAGGTTTATGAATGTGCCATAGATATATTAAGCATAATGTATAAGGAGAAATAAAATGGAGAAGGAATATATCGTAGCGTGGGATAGGCAACGCACGGATTTTGTGGTCGGTATGGTAGGAACGGCACAGGATTTTAAGGAATACTTTGATGAATACGCACAACTAGACTTGAGTGAAGAAGACTATAAAATCTTCAGGAAGCTGAATGATGAAGATATTATTAGGCTGATAGATGAATTGTGGGACATAGAAATTGAAGCCTATACAGGCACAGAAGACCAAGAAGAACTACATAAAAGATTTATAGAAAAATATAATTAACGAAAGGAGAATAAAATGTTTAATAAAAAACAAATTAACGCAATTATCAAAGTATTAAAAGACACTGCTATTGACGGGCGACCTGCATTACAACAAGTATTTGAACAAGGGGGTTATATATGGGCGACCAATGGCTATATTGCACTTGAATTAGGGGAGGTCAATGAAACTCTCAAGAATAAGTGCGTGCCACTATTGAAGCTAGTCGGGTGGAGTGGCACACACACAAGTAAAGACACCACCACGCTAACAGAGTTAATGGAAGACAATGAGTTAGGTGAGCCAGAGATGACGAGAATATTGCACAAAGACTACGCCAAGTCGGAAGACCCTAGATTTGATGCACGCTTTTTGAATATTGCGACTGATTTTCTTGGGGTCAATCTAGTGTCGCTGGAACAAGCAGAGAATAATGGCTCTATGTGCTATCGTGTGAAGCCACTAGAAGATATGCACATTATGAACGAAGCAATGGAGATTAAAGCCTATATAATGGGGCTAACGAAATAGAGGAGAATACATGAAAATATATTTAATGACAATAAATTATAGCGGTTGGGAAGACCCCGAAGCTAATGGGTGTGTAGTCCATGTTTTCGATAGCGAAGAAAAAGCTGTTGAGTATATGAACAAGGCAGTCAAAGAAGAGATAGAAGAAGAAAAGGAATATGGGCGTGAGTTTTATGAGAACGCACGCTATCCGAAGTATGTGTCAATAGTAAGTCAGAACTCTGAATATGTGGAGTTTGAAGTAGGTGAAAGAGAGGTAATGTAATGGACTACGACACATATAGACGATTTGTAGCAGAACTAGACATACTAAATGAGGAGTAGATATGAAAGAATATACTGAAAAGGAATACAAAACCACTTTCGGAGAGAAAGCATGGGAAGAAAAAGTGCAGAAACTGGCTGGTAGTAAAGATATAGAAAGCGTCTATGCTACCGACTTAGGAAATGTATTTTGTGTAATTAAAAAGAGTGTAAAGTAAAAGGAGAAAAGTAATGAAAATTATAACAATGGAACGCAGGACGCTTGACGGCGAGCCTGTCGAGTGTGGTATTGACGAAAATAATGAGGACTACCGAGATTGGTTTTGTGTGATGGAAACCAAAGAAGAAGAATTATTCTATGATAGATATGTGTTAGGAAACAAAGGCTTGGCAGGTGAAACGAACGCAGAGCATATCTGGAACGAAATGGTCAAGCACGCAGGACAAGGCATGGGTGTTAAGTGGGGAGACGACGACATTTACGCATATATCAGACCAGACGAGTATGAGCCAGAAATCAATGAAGATTATGAAGACGGAGACGGAGATATTTGGGTAAGAGTAGCATAGCAAAGACAGGACACGAGTGGGACTGGTATTATCACAAGCAGAAGCTGTGGAAAAAGTCTCATGGAATGGAAAATGAAATCAGATTGCGTGGCAACAAAAATTGGTGTAAAAAGTTTGGTGAAGACCTATCGTTGCCACGATTTATAGGTGATAAGAAAACTTATGTAATAGATGGCAAGCATTATTATCCGCCATACGATAATTAAAAAGAAAGGGGTAGAAAAAACATATTGACTTTTTGAACCAAGTGTGGTAATATACGAACTATAAAAAAGGAGACTAAATCATAATGGGAAAACTATCAGAAATTGCAATGGAGCTTGACGACCAAGCAGGAGAACTTGGTTTTGAAAGCTACGAAGACGCTATTGAGCGTGGTGGCTACGAAATAGACTACGAAAATGCTAGACTATGGAAGCCACTTGAAGAATATAACGAGGCACACGAGGCGTGGTTAAAAGAACGAGAAGAGGTGTTGCAAGGCTTAGAGGAAGTAAAGGAAGATATTATCAATATGACGGGGAATAATAAACACCTTGATATTGAGCTAATAATTGACGCAATAGATTTTATTGAGAAAGGGGAGTGCTAATGAGGCTTTACTCAGTAGAGTATGCATCAGATGTCCGAACCCCAATGTACTATTGGGCGAGCAACGCAGAAGACGCAATAGACAAACACCGAAGACAAACTGGAACAGACGCATTACTAATTGCTAGTGCGGTCTGGGCAAATAATAGCGACAAGGCATACCGAGGGTATGTGGTAAAGGAGGACTAATGAAAAAGAAAATCAAAGTTGAACTGATTAAAAGCGAGCAAGAGTTGGTCAGGTGTGGAAACAAGTTTTTTACTCAAGAGCAACTTGCCGAAATAGAAAGGGCATAATGGAAAAAGAATTAAAAGATTTTGGTTTGAAAATTAGAGAGAGCGACAGCCCAAATCGTTTTAACATAGACTTTACTATTGAAGACGAAGAGGACAATGTCGCTTGGGTGTGGGGGCATACACCGACAGATATAGATTGGGAGTGTAATCACCCTAGTCAATGTGTTGAATATGATGATGACGAGACCGTCGGAGAGTGTCTTTTGTGTGGCTCAACTTGTGATTGGCACAAAGAGACAGACGGAGAAAATCATACATATCGTGTCCCACACCAGTGGTATCCACGCAAGAATGTAGGTGGGATAGTTGGAAAAATATTAAAAGAAATGGAGATTAAATAATGAGTTTTTTTAGAAGTAAACCAGCAACAAAAAATAAAAGGCATAATGATGTTTTGTCTCATATAGTAAATTGGATGAACGCAAACTCGGATAAGTGTAAGAACACATCAGTTAGGGAGCTTTCTCGAACTATGGTCTTGTCCGTGAATTTTGGTCTATATGGGGATGCAACCACCGATAGTATAGAACAGGGTATTCATAGGCTCTTGCGTAATGGCGTATTGTTGAGGGAAATGCATAATATGCATAAAGCAAACTTCTCCCTTAACTATGAGCACCCAGACTTAGCTAATGTGTATGGCATTGTTCCCGTATCGAAACGCAAACAAAGCGTTCCTCAATACATTCCTATTCCAAACAGGATAGAGAAGTTTATTAAAGAGAACCCACTCCGTTGTTATAAGTGCACCACTAAACAACTGGCTCAATATATCGTAAAAGAAAGTAGTGCCTCATCTCCCGTCAAACAGAACTCTGTGATAGCTATTATCCGTAATATGGTAAGAGATGGGAGTGTGATTAAGGCGGAGCAAGAAGATGGCTTTGGCAAGTTTGAATACACTTTTAAGTTGGCTCAAGAGCCAGACAAAGAGATTTCTCCAGACACCGACTATGAAGTGTTGAAATGCAATAAAACCCCTGAAGAGGAGAAAGAGATTACAAAAGAAAGCGAGGAGTTTTTCAAGGAGCTAGTCGAAGAATGGTCTCGCCAGCCTCACGAGGTAATAGAAGAACCAGAGAGCCTTGTCCAGAAAATATCCCTACCTGACGGCAGAACTCTCAACTTGACGATTAACATTAACTTCGGTAAATAACAATGGCAGAGCTTTACGACTTTCAGAGAAAGGCGGTGGCTAACCTGTTGTCTGGCAAGCGTATCATCATTTCTGGCTGTGGTATGGGCAAGACAGCTATGGGGATGGTGTGGGCTGAAAACAAAATGAGAGAGACTGGAAAGAAAAAACTAGTGGTGGTAACCACTGCGTCTAAATGTAAGGCAAAGACTATCGAGGGCTTGGATGATTTCACGGCAGACGCTAAACTCTTCTGCTCCCCCTCTTTCTTTAATTCACTATCATCTTCTCTTCTTATCTTGTCGTGGCACAAACTCGCAGCGTGGGTGACCGAGCACCGAAAGGAGTTGGGCGAATATGTTTTTATATTCGACGAAATCCAAAAAAGCAAAGCTGGCGTAAGTTCTGGAATGGGCAGAGCGTTTCTAAAAATAACCAAAGCAAACCAAGACTGGGCTGGCTTTACTGGAACTCCAGGGGATACTTGGCTTGCGTTTTACCCATATTTTGAGGCGTGCAACTTTATCACCTGTAAGACAAATTTCTTGAACAAGTATGCACAGATACAGACATTCAAGGGATATCCAGAGATTGTTGGTTGGGCGAGAGAGGACGAGCTAAAAGATATGTGGTCTCGCATAAGCTATTCCCCAGACTCTAGCAAGGTTATGGCAGAGCTACCTAAAGAAACACATAAGGTCGTGACATTCTCTGCCCCTAAAGACTATAAGAAGGTCTTGAAGACTAGAGTGAACGCCGCAGGTGAATTCTTAGACACCAGTGGGGCACTCGTAGCAGAGCTACGCAGACAATGCTTTACGAAAGACAAACAAGAGTGGATAAAAGACTTCGTGGATGGGCTAGATAGTGGTTGTGTAATGTTTTATAACTATGTCTCAACTGGAGACAAACTCGAAGAGATAGTTAGCAAGGCACTAGGCAAAGATGGAAGAGTATGGAGGATTGATGGTAAGCACCATGATATCCCAACGGCAGAAACGATAGGCAAGAAAGATGTGGTGTTGTGCCAATGGCAGTCTGGGAGCGAAGCCTTGAATCTACAATTCCTGCATTATTGGGTAGCAGTAGAGCTATGTTATTCATACTCAACGGCTATTCAGGGTAGGGGAAGGATAAAAAGAATTGGGCAACAGCACCCTATGCTGTTCCAGTATTTGTTGACGGAGAACACAATAGAGCAAGACATCTTAAAATGTCTTAAAGGCAAGTCAGAATTCTCGGAAACAAACTGGTGTATAAGTAATAAATTATTGAAAGGAGAATAAAATGAGTAGACAGATGGGCAAAACTAAATTAGAAATATGTGCTAAGTTGGGTATTAGCACTGAAACATTTGATGCGTATATCGATGCAATAAATGAAAAAGGAGGTGAAGAATGAAAATTAAAGTAGATAAGAAAGAATACGAGGACTTACTTGAAAGAGTTGAAAGCCTAGAAGAGAAAGTCCGAGACGAGCACTCTGTCATATTCGAGAACTGGAGATGGACAAGAGAAACACTTTATAAAATGATGGAAGACTATTTTAAGACTCAGTGTATAACCACAATAGTAGAAAGAGATAAGGACAAGATAGTAGGCGAAGTCCGTAAACAAGCTATGGACAATTTATTTAAGGAGGAAAAATGAGTTTTGAAACGCCAGAGCGAGCGCTAACTAAGAGAGAGTGGGAAATTATCGCAGGGGCGGCGCAGGAAAAGGCTAGCGAATATTTGTATGTATCTGGTCGATACGCCAACAATAGCGAAAGCGTCAAAAAGGCTGAACTATTGGCTAGAAAAGCAAACAAAATTTTTGATGTCTTGATTTCACTGGAGAATGAATATTACGAGATGCATCCCGATGAAGACCCAGACAAGATAGAACTTGGCGATAGCCCAGAAGAGTATTGACAAAACATTAAAAGTTTGATATGCTAGAGATAGGACAGAAAACCCAACCGTCTGTCCTAAATCATAATAATTTAATAATCACAATTAGAAAGGAGACGACTGATGAAGGTAATTACTGGCGTCACACCAACGGCACCAAAAATTATAATTCACGGTTTGCCTGGGTCTGGTAAGTCAACGCTTGCCTCTAAACTCAAAAACCCAATCTTCTTGGATTTTGAGGGAGGTCTAAACTTCATTGACTGCACTAGAACCCAGCAAATACACGATGACGAGACATTTGCCGCATATCTCGTCGAACTATATAATGCGGCGGCCGAAAAAGGCAAGAGAGAATATGATACCGTCGTTATCGACAGTATCGACTGGGCGATGAGGTTGATAGAAGAGCACGCCGCTGGAGTAATCACCACGGACCCTCGCACAGGTAAAAGCATTAAAAACCTAACGGCCACCCTTAACAAGGCAAATGGTGGCTACGGAAATGGGGCGCAACACCTAATCAATTTGGTGCGTAGCGAACTGTTGCCAAGACTGTCTAAACTAAACGGTCTTGGGTATGGCGTCTGCTTGGTGGCTCATTCTGCAAGGAAAACACTGATGGGAGAAGATGGCACCGATATCGACCGTATCGCTCCGAAGATTCACGACAAAGTGTTTGATGTGTTCAACGAGTGGGCAGACGACATTTTCTACCTATCTAATAAAGGCGGAGAGAGGTATATTACCTTAGAGGGCGACGATAACACTCTAGCCAAAAATAGGCAAGGCCTACACGGAGAAGTTAAACTCGCAGATATAGATATAAATGAAATTTTAATGCCGAAAGGAGATAAATAATAATGGCAACTATTGATTGGGGCAAAGTAGAGAACGATTACGGCCCAAAGTTCAAAGCATATTTTGAAGATGGAGATTACAAAGCCAAATGTAGTGACGTAGAGTTTAAGGAGGTTGGCTCTAACGGTAGCATCATTGCTAAGTTTGGTTTTGAGGAAGAGGAGAATGGTCAGTATCCTACTGCTGACCACTGGGTAACTTTCAAGGAGGGTAAGGACGGCTGGCGCCAACATCATATGAAGAGTCTTATGGTGGTGCTAGGTGCTTCTGAAGACAATGCTCGCAAGGCGGTTGAGGTCTGTGAGAGCAAGTCTGGGAAAGACGATATCGTCAAGGCATACGAAGCAACATTCAAGAAATTGCTTGCCAAGAAACCGTCAGTAGATATTGAGGTGTATTCTACTGTCAACCCGAACAATGGCAAGAGTTATTCTCGCGCCGAGTTCAAAGACCCAACAGTGGCAATGCCACACGACGACGATGGTGGCGCTCCAGTTGCGAACACTGATATAAAAAGCCTTTTGGACGAGGCCGAGGCAGTAGATTTGGGCGACCTCCCATTCTAATTTAACAATTTGTGGGTGCCTCTTGAAGAGATGTTGTCTAGCAAAGCGTTTTGGGAATTATACGCGTTTGCTAGAGAGGCCTTTCTAGTGTTGGCCGGCATGCCAACATCTCTCGCAGAGTAAAGATTGCGATTGGTCTTTTATTGTGTCAACTAATTAGCAATCGGTTAAATGAGCCAAAGCGAGCAACCCTCCGTTTTCTGGCGGATGCTACAGCCCACGTCATAAATACAATAATAGAAAAGAAAGGAGACTAATGAGTTTATCAAAGAAGATACTGAAGCAATACGACGTAAAGCTCATTACCAAATGGTCGCCACCAGATGGAGATGACTTACGTCCACTTATTGCTATGCCGAACCTACCTAAGCCATTGCATGGTCAGTGTCCACGCACACTACTTGGCGCTGGGGTATGGAATCAGATGAGGGGCCATTGTTATACGGAAGCAGAAGATACTTGCGAAATATGCGGATACAAGCCAGACAATCTTAGAAATAGGCACGCACACGAGGTGTTTGAGATTGACTATGAAAAGGGTGAGGCTAGGTTCGTAAGAGCTTTCTGCGTATGTGCCCTCGACCATCTAGGCTGTATCCACACCGGCAGAGCAATCACACTATATAAACAAGGCAATCCAATCTATCCAAAAGAGTTCCTACTCGCTGGGGCAGAGAAGGCCTTTAAGACTATTTATGAGTATAATCAAGACCACCCAGAAGCAGACCTAAGAGCGTATGTTACTTTTCTAGACTATCTAAAAGTAGACGAGCTCAAAGAGCCGATGGAAGAGTTAATTAAAAAATACGATATTAAGTTTTATATGGAAGACCCAAAGAAGACTGCCAAATGGGGGACTTGGAAGCTATTTATTGGGAAGAATGAGTATCCTACTCCGTATGCGAATGAAAAAGAGTGGGAAGAAGCAATGAAAAAACAGGGGGAAAAAGATTCTGCACGTATGATGCAAAAAAATATGGAAGACAAATTTTCTGGGGGTGTATATGACAAACTAAACGAAATATTGAAAGGAGACTAAAATGTTATTTAAGAAACATAAGATTAAAAAAGCACAGAAAATATCTAGCGATATGCTTGAGCAGAGGCTTAACATAATCTCGGAATTGACTAGGGGGCTTGGGAAAAAGGAGTTTAATGCACTTATTGAGGCCGTTAAGGGTATGTATGATGTGAGAGCAAAACTCGCCGATGTCAAGAACGAGGACGAAAAGGACTCGGCAGAAATTGACAATATTGAGAAAGAGTTAAAAAAGGAGAAACAATGAACTATCGTAAAAAAGTTAAAATAACATTAACTTATAAACAACTTGGGTTTGTGTTGTTAGGTTTAGAACTTTATCAAGATTGTGGGGACAAGCAAGATGAGAAGTTTGCATTTGAATTACGAGATAAAATTATACAGCAAGTAAGGAAAATAGAAAATGAAACTACAAGATAAGCTTAAATACATAACACCATATTGTGAGCTAAAAGAAATTAGCCCCGCTAGGCTTCAAGAATTGTTAGAGAAAGAGAAAAAATATGATGAGCTGGTTAAGAAAGACTATGAAGGAACGAAAGAGATAATGGATAAATATGTATATATAAAGTCAAATCGCAGAAAGTATAATGGGCATTATGGACAAAACGGGTATTACTCGTTTGAATATGGGTATATAAACCCTGACGGTAGTTTAAAGCCAGTTGGGACAGACGCCGACGCTATAACTTTCTATATTCCTGTGCGTTGTGATTATATTGACAAAGATACTATGCGAATATGGTCGGACGGAAGAAAAATAAAGTGGAGGTGGGAGGGGTCTGATAACGCAGATTTAATAGAGGAGATGAAAAATGAGTAGAGGATTTAGAGTTTGGGATATAGAAGCTGAGGAATACTTGCCAAATAGTAATGGCACTAGTGATGGTGTACTCGGCATTTCAGCAGATGGCAAAAATGTTATTTGGCTTGAAGATGGCGAAGCGACCTTCTTTGAAGATGGACGTAGCGTGATAATTGAACATAGTACCGGCCTCAAAGACAAGAACGGCAAAGAGATTTGTGAAGGAGATATAGTAAAAATTACATCTTGTTCGTTTTTTGAGCCAGATATTGGTATTGTTGGTTTTAATGAATGCAGAGGTTTATACGACGCTTATACTATTGAAAACAACAGAACATATTGGGAAACAGGAAGTTGTTTTTGTAGCCTTATGGGCAGAGAAGATTTTACTACGGAGGTTATTGGCAATATACACGAAAATGAAGATTTGTTGGAGGGGGAGAAATGAGTAGCCACGAGATATTCCCTATGGGGACACTTGCCGTGCTTGGTGCTTTAGAGGGGAAAACAGCCGAAGAAATGGCGCAGTCACTTTTGGAAGAGGAAGAAAAAATGGCAAAAGAAAGGATGAAAAATGATAAATTCGGACATTGAATATGAAATACAGGCCCACAACGCAGAGCTAAGGGCATTGCTAAAATCTATGGAAAAGAAGATACCAGCGTGCCGAGAACTGTCCATAATCAAGACTAAATTAGAGGAGTCCATTATGTGGTTAGATAAACTCGACGAGGAGTATCTAGCGGATGCTGAGGGAGATGAAGAATGAGAGATGAGATGTTTCAGGCAATCAGTGGCATTATTGCTAAACACCATAACCCAGACTATGATTGTGGCGAACTAATGGACTTGGAATACGAACATAACGCTACAATTTATACGCTGGACGCTAGGGACGTGAGGCTAGCAACCGATGAGATAATCGACCTTATTGCGGACTTCTTTATTAAAGGAAAGGAATTGTCAAAAGAAAGAGGACCACAATATAGTTATAAGACAATATATAATCCAAAGCTAACACTGTGGTTTGTGTATGACCGCAACCACGACGGCATACAGAATGCCGCGCATTACTTAACTACTTCTGCCGAAAAAGCAGAGAGTTGGTTCAAGCAAGATTTTCCAGATTGCGAGGACTATATCCTTGTTGAGTCTTTGGATGATTTATTAGACGACAGGAGATATTAAAAAATGAACTTCATAACTGAAAAAGAATATTGTGATGGCGAATATACTGAAAAGGATTGTGTATATATTAAAACGCTAAAAGAGCTACGTGACTATGCATTAAAAGGAACTGGCATTGTTGAGATAGATTTTACTGGAGACCCATCTGCGCCAGACCTAGTATTTTACCCTACAATAAGGTATAAGGAGTAGTCAAAATGAGTCTAGGTAGTTTTATATTAGGTGGGCTTCTTCTAGGAGATATGGGAAGCACCCACAACTATTATATGGTTAATAACAAAAAATACGAGGAGCGTTATAGCGATGAGTTTGAATGCAATGTTCTCGTGCCAGTCGAGGAGGAAGAATGATTAAAAAGCTGAAAAAGCATTCGGCAGAAGAGTTAGAAGACCATCTGAAGAGAGCAGGATTATGTAGCCCGTTTACATATTTACCAGTGGCCGACCAACCGCCTACGAACGAGGAACTAATGGACAAAATAAACGAGATTATAGAGCATATAAATAAATTGGAGAAGAAGAAATGAAAATCAGAATTGAATCGTATGGCATCAATTATGAAATAAATGCAGATGATGACATCAACAGAGAACAGCTAATGACTGTGTTCAAACGGTTATTACTCTCTCTTGGGTATAATTGGCCAGATAAAATCGATGACTCTATTTATGATGACTATAACGAAGTCCTAGCATCAGGGGTGATTGAGTCTAGCAAAAAACCTATTGACATAAGCAGAATGGTGTGATATATATAAAGCACAAGGCACTAATAAAAGAAAGGAGACTAACGTGTCAGGTACTAAAATCGGAGGCGAACGAGCCGCCAAGACAAATAAAGCAAAGTATGGGGACAATTTCTATAAAGAAATTGGAGCCAAAGGTGGGCGCAATTCAACTACTGGGGGTTTTGCGTCAGATGTAGTAGGCAAAGACGGGCTTACTGGTAGGGAGAGAGCAGCACTTATCGCCAAAAAGAGTGGGCGTATGGGGAAACGTGGATATAAACTAATCAAGAAGACGCTATTCCACTATATCTATAAAAAGAAGGACACTGGGGAGATTGTCAAATTTCCAGCGGTAAGAGGATGGAATTAGCGGAAAAAAGAAATCACGCTATGATGTGGGGAGCAATCGCCAAACTAATAGGAGAAATCGGCGACATCTGCGACTCCATCGATGGTGGATGGATAGAACTAACAAATATGGTAGCCGACTGCTTCGATGAGGCGGCCAGCAATATTGAGAGTATGACACCCAGTGCAACCGTTTTCAACTTCCTGTATAGGCTATACTGGAGATTGAAAGAAAACCCACACAAGTTCAAATTTAATGTCGTGGGGAAAGGGGAAAATTTTTACACGATAGATAATTATGACTATGCAACTTTCAAGTGGTGTAAGTCACTAGGGGTAAAGATATCCGACAACCACACCGCCACTATACCATTCGATAAACTAACCATTAAGCAACGGTCTGCGCTAGACCAAAAGATAAAGGAGACGACAAAATGATTAGAAAAATAGACCTACTAGAGTTAATCTCTGACCTAAGGGATGAAGTATTCTTCCTACGAAAAGACCTAGAAACGCTAGAGGAAAGGCTAGTCCAAGCAGAAATAAAGATTACTAGACTAACCCCTAAGGCAAAGAAGAAATAGCAATAGCCCCTTTATAGGGGCTATTTTTTTATTTTTTTATTGTCTTATAGGTATAATGGAATTATGAATAACGAATGTAATTGCTCAAAAAGCCTTTCCACTGGAGGCGAGTATCCGTGCAAGAAACTTGCGTGTATTAAAGAACAGAAGCCTGACTGTATGGCTGCAGCGGTCATCCCTTCTATCACAGTGGAGACTGCAGACGGAATTACTAACCTAGCGAACTGTCTTGTGCACGTGCTCAGCACCAACACTACCTACTATGTGGACGATAAGCACAGGATTCTAATCACTTGGGCTGGTCCAGTAGATATCCCTGGCTACGATATGGAAACCAACCCAGATGGGTATAAGAACCAGATTGTGACTGATACCGAGAACCAGATTGCGGTTATTTACGATGCTCGTGGTGTAGGATACACCTTCGGCATTGAACAAGGGGCAGATATCCAAGACGCAGTAAATACTAAGATTGATGAGATGGCGGCTAACGGCGAGTTGGCAGACATCGTTATGGATGTTCTCTCTTTGCAAGCCATGTTTGCCTACGATACTGTCGCAGATATGAAAGCCGCAGAAAACCTCGTAGCTGGCTCTATTGTCGAAACCCTCGGATATCACTCTAAAGGCGATTATGGTGCAGCTACCTATAGTCTTTCTGATGACGCCTTGACAGCCAACGGCTCTACAATCATTGCTCTCGACAACGGGCTGTTCGCTGTGCTTAACCTCAATGAGCGTGCAATTAAGTGCGAGCAATTCGGTGCTTATGGTGATGGGACTCACGATGACACAGCATCTGTGCAAAGTGCTATTGACTACTCTATTGCCCACGACTGCGTGCTTGAATTCAATGGTGACTATCTCGTAGAGCCTACTCTGCAAGAAGACGGTACAATGGTATGTTTGATTTATTCTAAACAGAATACCGGTTTGCAGTATGTAGGTACGCAGATGAGGTTTAATCGCTCGGCAAGACTCAAGACTGATTATGCAGATGAGTGCACACTCCTCCGCATTGAGGCTCGCAATATTGTGATTAGCGAGGGTTACTTCTCAGGCGTGCAGGGTAAAACGACGCTGATGGAATTCTCTCGCACAGACAAACTCGCTACTACCCAACTCGGGCACAATATGGATAATATTGTTGAAAATTGTATTTTCCGCTATGGAAAGAATGCCATCACCCTTGAGGGTAGCGCTTACTATAATAAATTCAATAGTGATAGAATTTTCTCCTGTACTAATGGTATTGTTTTACAGATGACAGCTCTTGAAAAAGCAGGTCTTGCTCAAGATTCAAATGTAAACCGCAACCATTTCAATGATATCTGTATGAACAGTATATCAGGATGGGCAGTGCGCATTGAATACGGTGCGCATAACGAGTTTGTAGGGTTGGATATTGAGGGTGCTGGTAATGGTGTATATATTGATAATCCATATTTCCACAGCGGAGATTTCCCTATTGCACCAGTCAACTCATGCGATTCAAACAAGTTTGTAAATGTGATGATGGAGTCTATCACCTCCACTAACTGGTACAACTATCAATACGGTACTTGTATCTATAACACCATCTATGAATCTGACTGGGGCTCTAAATCTAACATGGTAATACCACCACAGATATTTGTAGGCGGTGATTCGGAATCGGGCTCTATTGAAAAGGTTGGGAAAATAACATTCAATAAAGACCTTTCTGCTGGGAGTATGCCGGCCAACACGGCGGTTTCAGGCCAAACTCTAACAGCCCCTAACTTGTATGACTATGCTACGTCTGGAGGAGCCTACTCAGAAGGGCTTAAATTACAACCAATTGAGTTTAATATTGATGGTAACGCATCCAATATCACCTCATTGACGTATAATAGCTCTAAACCATTGATTAAACGTATTGGTGGAATTATCCATCTTACCGGAAGCTTCTATTTCTCGGTCAGTAACACTACCGCACAGGTCCAGCTCTATCTGCCCAATAAAACTTGGCTAGTACCTAAAGCAGTCGCACAGAACTTTATCCAACCAGCTACATATGTTCCGGCGTTTGTTAATAACGCATATACGCCTGTTTACATTCGAGTAGTAAGCGACGGCTATGGCGTAAGGCTAGCAGTATCTGCTCCTACCGGGGGATGGACGGCAGGTTCTAACTATCTGTTGCTAAGCGACTTCACCTATCTAGCGAATGTCAATGAATAAAAATCCCCCCCATTTAGGGGGATTTTTTTTATTTGGTTAAAATTTATTATACACTTAAGATGTAGACCTTACCATCTCATAGAGATAACCCGGTCAATCCCCGACAGCGTGGTAGTTGTAGAGGCAACTGACAGAGTAGTCCCGATTAGAACTGGTAACTAAGGAGTGACGGCCCAACCATCCGCCATAAACCTAAGGAGGTCAGAGTTAAGTAATTTTAATCGAAAGGATTTATTCAAAATGGCTACTATTGGCTATAATGAAAGCTACAATCAGACGGTTGTAACTGCACCTACCGCTCCTTCCACCTCTAGCGTGTTCGATTACGAGACTATGTTCCCATTGTATCGTGAAATCGTAAAGCGTGACTTGGTAGATGAGCCAACCCTTAAGATGGGACTCAGCTCTGCTCGTTCCTTCTTCACTGGTCAGTCTATTATCGACACCAGCACCCTTCTTGGCAACCTTAAATATGGCCAGGAAATTATTGTAAACATTAAGAAAGACCAGAACCCATTCTCTCTCTTCCAGAAAGATGCTCTTGAGTACGCCGCTAACGACAACGATAGCTGCCACAACCACGTAGTCCTCAACTGTACGGTTCCTTGTATCAATACTTTGCCAAGCTTTGAACAGCTTCGCTTCCGCTTTGATACTGAGTATGCCTACGGTGTGCGTGTCTGCGACAAGAACCGTGACTTCTGGGATGAAGAGTTCTTCACCACTCAGTACGCTCTGTCTCGCAGGGCTTATGAGTTTGGCCGTGAGGTAGACCTCTGGAACCTCGTCATTGACGGTCTTATCGCTGCTCCAGCAACCACTGTTGACGCTGCTATCGCCGATGTCCACCCAACTCACTACTGGGCAAACCAAGGCTCTGTTGCCACTAACGCTCGCTGCGTTGTCCCTGAGGCAGTACGCTACCTCGACAACAGCTTTGCCAACATCGCTCCAAAGGTATTCGTAACTGAAGAGTTCGTGACTGAGCTTATCCGCTCTGTAGAAACCATCTACAACACCAACTTCGGCAACGTGAAGATTAACACCTTCGAGCAGTGGGACTTCCCAGGCTATCGCTTGGCAGACCGTGCTAGAGAGATTCTTGGTATCGACATCCCTGTTGTAATCCTTGAGCGCTCTCCTTGGATGACTGTCGGTGCTTCTGGCTCTGGCTCTGGCGCAACTCCATTCTCCACTCAGTACCCACTCTGGAGCTCTGATGGTGAGAAGCAGTATGTTGCAATCCTCGACCCACGTGTAGGCTATAGCTTCGAGAAAGATGGCTACCACCTAGACATCAAGCCGTATGACTGCGACAAGCTCTACGCTGGTATGATTGATACCATCTACACTGGCTCTGGGATTACCTTCCCAATCTACGGGCTTGTGATTGAGATGGACGGTTTTAGCTATTGCTAATCGCATATCGTGTAAGACAAAAAACCTCCTCCGGGAGGTTTTTTGTTAAAGCATTGCATTAAATATAGCCTGTGCTATAATGAATATGTAGGCTATAGACTATGCACATTAAAAACTTTGCGAAGAAAGGGGGCTTCACTATGTATATCTGTATTGAGTTTGATGGAAAAGTTGAGCCGATTGAACTCGCTGAAAAAGTGAGCAACTACGGCGTGACAATCGCCAAGATTGAAAACAAGGTTTTTATGTACGGCGACCACTTCAGCGCAACAGAGATAGCCGATATCGTAGCGATTAGTGGTGATTATTACTACTATTCTATGAATATCGACCAGGATAGGGGGTGGCGTGAGTGAGCAAAAGAAAAAGGCATAGAGCGGTTATAAATTATGGCGCTCTAAACTATCACCACCTTTTGTTTCAAGGTAGGCATTGGAAAAACGGCTTTGCCAAGTTATTAAGGGAACACCCTTATATGGGCAAAATGATTCCAATGAATACACTACACAGGCTTATTCACTCTAAAATCCACGATATACCGACACCGAACGGCAAGGAATGTAGGCTCGCATACGAGCGAATTTGCCAGTTAGAGGCTAAGGGCGAGATTGATGTTATCAATGATAGCATTGAGAAACGCTTGACGCTTCTGATTGACTTATGGAAAGACGCTTGTCCGGCTACGGTGGAGATATTAAGATGGCAGAGGGATATAGTAGCAAAGTTTTACGGGGAGTCTTGATACTCCCCTTTTTCCTAGATATCGGAGTAGCGTAATGGTAGCGTAACCGTCTCCAAAGCGGTTGGTCTGGGTTCAAATCCTAGCTCCGGTGCCATAAAATGTTATAATAATAATATGAATACTGCAGACTTAGATATAGTTTACTTTGTTAAGGATGGGTTCTTTAAGAACGAGGAGCTGAGATACTCATTGAGGTCAGTAGCAAAGAATATGCCACATAGGAAAGTGTGGATTTTTGGTGGAGCTCCAGTGAATATACTACCAGATGTCCGCATTAAAACAAAGCAAGAGGGGAGAACTAAGTGGGATAAAGTAAGAGCCATGTTCCTGCTTGCCTGTAATAGCAAAGACCTGACAGACGATTTTATCCTGTTCAATGATGACTTCTTCATAATGAAGCCCACCGATAAGATTGAGCCTGTTTATAGATGCCCCTTAGATAAACATATCGAAATCCTTGAAAAATTTCGCCCTACTGAATACTCTAGGTTGCTTAGAGATTGTCTTAACACCCTAAAGGGGAAAGGAGTTAAACAGCCACTCTCGTATGAGCTACACACTCCTTTTATCTTTAATAAAGAAAAACTCAAAAAGATATTGGATGAGTTTCCAGACCAACATTGCACTCGAACAATATATGGCAACATATATGGCATTGGCGGAGAGCGTATGAACGATATCAAGATGTTTACAGACAAACCAGAATTTGATTATAAAAAATCTCAATTCTTATCTACTGACGACAGTATGGTAAACATAAATAATGACGCTTGGAGATATATCAGAGATAGTTTCAAAAATAAAAGCGAGTTTGAAATATACTAGACAAAAAGAAAAATATAGAGTATAATACAATGAAAGACATCTACGGTTCTATGTAGTCTCCTGAACCGATTAGATGTCTTTTTCTTCTCTGTCGCTCGAGCACGCCTCGCAGTCTGAGAGGTCAACGCCTAAGGCTCCCTCTAGGAGTTCGTCCACATAGTCATCTAGTTCTTTGAGCTCAAGAGAATCTCCCTCGCATACCTCATATGCCAACTGCCTTATGCAAGCGGCTACCTTAGTCAAGCACCAATCTGGGTTCTTGAGTTCCCCAAAATGTTTTCTCATATAATCTCTACGAAGTCTCTGTGCTTCTTTCGCCAATAGAAGATATCTCTTAGATTCACTATCATCCTCTTCTCTCCATACCGCCACGGCAGACCTTACGGCGTGGCGACGTGCATGGCAAAGCTCGCCAATCAAGGCTATTTTATCCGAAATACCTGCTTTTGAGTGGTCAAATTTTTCTTGCTCTTGCTTACTTTTCATAGTATAATTATAGCATAAAGGAGGACTCAATGGAAAACGAGTTTATTGAAAAAGCGGCTCCCGCAATCGTCGTAGGCGACGATGGCGAGCTCGTTGGTTTTGAGGGGGAAAAATAATGGAAGCTCTCATAAAGGTATGTGAGGCCGTGCTGGGGCAGTTTGTCTGCTTCGATAACGATATTTATCGTGGACAGTGCACTAGGCTTCCTAAATACGTGCTCATTATGTGCGGAGTAGAGTGGCCAGGGAATACCGGAGACGGCAAAAAAGTGGTCGACACGGTGGTCGAAATGGGCGGTTACTATATGTCCGAAGAGGAAAGCGAGAGCAAGGGATATCGCATCTGTTCTTGTGATGTTGACGGAATCGACACTGGACATACTTATCTGCAGATTAAAATTAACGGTAAGTGGGTGACATATGAGCAGAACGTCAAGCGTGACGGCGTGACCAGTGCCGATTTTGGTGCAGGGACAGTATATTCTGTCAGTAAGACTGTTCAACCTGGCAATTGGCGCAAGGACGTGCGTTATGCTGGGCATCCGTCTATAGACCTGGTGATTGAAGCTAACACGCCGAAACCAGAGCCAACTCCAGAACCGTTGCCGACTCCTCCAACCACAGGTGGGTTTATGGTGGGCGAGAAGGTCTCTCTAAAGAAGTACGTAGACTACAATGGCGCTCTCTTGATGAAGACACGTGACTATTACTACATCAGCGAAATTAACGGCGACAGAGCCGTTCTAAACGCAGATGCCGTAGATGGGCCAGTATACTGTGCCGCCAACACGAATAACCTCATCGGCGCAGAAAGCGATGAAGACGACAATATCTCGGTCGGTGATAAGGTTCTGCCAATAGATTTTGTAGATTATGACGGAACCCCACTCAAGCAGACTCGTGACTACTATTACGTAATGCAAATCAATGGTGATAGAGCAGTTCTCACGGCGGATTCAGTGGACGGAACTGTTTATGCAGCAATCAATATCAATAATTTAAGAAAGGTTTAATTATGAAATTTCCAGTATTACCAACAAAGCTTTATGAATTCTTAAGGTGGCTCGTATGGACAGTCCTTCCTGATACAGGGGTGTTTTTAGGGGTATTGAATGCGGCTTGGGGATGGAATCTGCCTATGGAACCAATCTTGGCTACTCTTGGTGGAACGGAAGCGTTCCTAGGCGCAGTGCTAGGCATCTCTAAGCTCGTGAATGATAAGAGGCTTGAGAAAGAGAGCCAGTGATGAAAGATATTAAATGGGAAAAACTACCTAAGCCAACCATCGCTTTTACCGTGCGTGCTGCAAATATGGCAGACTTAACCAATGGTTGCACTGTTAGACAGTATCTAGCCAATACTCGTATCGACCTCACAGAAAAATGTGTGACCGAAAAAGGGACTTATTATCGCACCGAGACTGCAGCTAAGAACAACCTCAACTGGGCATTTGAGGCTAATGCGTTTGGTTTGCCCAATGATTTTGCTCCGTCAGCACCTGTAAACCCATCTCTCAACTCTTTTCCCTTGGCCTCACCTAAAAAAGCCGGGATTAAAAAACAAAAAGATACCCCAAAAGACTCTACTCCTAAGGACGGAGAGGAGAAGAGAAAAAAGAGCCTTCTAAAGCGGCTATTCCGCAAATAAGGCTCTCCAAGCTCTCGACAAAAAGCACCTAGTAAGTAGGTGCTTTTTTCTATTGCAACGAGTTCAAGTGTGCTATCTGGTCTTGAATATCCTTAATACTATTGAAATTCTTTAGTATATTGTTTCTAAGCGTGTCTAGACCGGTCTGATACGAGCTATATATCTTTGCTTGAGCTGGTTGATAAGTTTGTGCCTCGTATTGAATCTTGCTTCTTTCTGGGAAGTTAGAGTATAACATACCAGATTTATTGGCACCGCTCATAATAGTGGACTGCGTATTGAGCCTCTGCTGGTTGAGATTCTGGAGGTCAGTTTCTTTCTGCCTGCTCAGATTCTCTCTGTAGTTCTTATAGAACTCATCTAGTTCATCGTTACTAAGCATCTGCGTCCTTTCCTATTTTATTCATATTATACCACTTATTGTCGTGAAGTATAGATGGTGGTATTCCCATTTCCGTAGGTGCACCAATAGTCCTCATCTCAAGGAATTTAGTGCCATCATAAACGTGGCTATTCCCTGTCGGTCTGTTGTGGCTCTGCCAAACAGAGTTATCCCTAGTTGCTCCTGGTCTATAGTCTGGTGGTAAGATATTCCTAAACTGAGCTCCCATCCAGATAACATCAGTCCATTGTTCTGGGGTGTCAGTGATATCGACCACTGTAACGCTAGGCTCTTCATTCCCACCAGACAGTGGCGGTATTACGAAAGAGGTAGTTTCAGTATAGATATTAGAGTCTAGTGTTCTCTCAGTGCCGACCTGGTCGTCGTAAATCATAATTCTAGGTTGCTGTTGGCTTAGGTCTTGCGTAAAAAACAACATCGTGCGTGCAGGCAAATTGTCGCAAAGACCTTGTCTGCTATCTCTCACGATTGGACCAATCGAGGTGGTCAGCGTAACGGTCAGATTATTATATGTATCAACCGATGTGCTCCATGTCTGGTCTATCATAACAAGAACTCTAGTAGCATTAGCGTCTGTATACTCACCACCCACCATGTTATTGGCATCGTGGAAATAATAGCCTTTTGATACGGTGATTGGTGGATTATCTACATTAAGGGTCATCCAATCGTCATATTGCCCAGCCGTAGCGCCAGTAGTTAGATGGGAGTTAGCCGGTACAAAACTTTCGACGTCGGTCCACAATTTAACTTGATATTGCTTAGCCATACAACTCCTTAACCTGCTGGGTTTGGATACAAATCAGTTGCTGCGTCGAGCTGATTACGAACCGTATCGACTGTTGGGTTAAAGTTGCTCGTGCCGGTAGTAGGCTCAATAATAATCTGTAATGCATTCAAACGGGAGGCTGGATATAGTGGTGCGTCTAGGACTGCCTCATTGTCTGGGACTTTCTGGCCATCTTTAGCGCACGAATAGTAGTTAGGATAAGACGTCTCAGTGCGTACACGATATTCGTGATATAGAGAGGCTTCCTTGCCCTTAGGAACGATAAATGTGAGGCTTCCTCTAAGCGACTGCGTCCCCCATGGGATAGCATTCCCACTAGACATCCTGCCACAGAACCCCTGTAAGATAGAGCCTTCTCTTGTGATGTTTGCCGCTACGCCGTCTATTTTAGGCACTACAATAGAGCGGAAGTTATAGTTAGGGGCGTATTGGCTCACAATCGCTTGAATGCCATAGTTGACCGTCACCTTCAGTGCATACTTACCAAACCATTGCGACGCATTCTGCGCTAGATATAGGTTAATAGTGTCGTTATAGACTCCATAATACCAAGGGTAGTCTGGGTCGTCTGGGACGGAATCGCGTATGTAATCAATAGCAGTGGTGTTTGGAGCTACCACCGGTAAATATTTTTCTTCAATCAGGCCACAGTCGGTCTTAGCTAGCACTTTGTAGTTGCCGTCCGTATCTGGGGTGAGAGATTCTTCTGCGTCTGGGATATGGTATTTTTCCCAACGAGCATCCTTAGGAGTACAAATGCCGCCGCACTCGGAGCAATATGGGTGGAAAATCATCATATCTCCACTGTCGGCATTCGTTACGTCTACATCCCTTAGGCTTTCTAGATTGATAAGAGAACCTAGTTGTGAGCCAGTGATGATATCTTCGTGCTTTTCTGAGTTGTAATTAAGGCTAGCCGTTGAATAGCTAGTAGAAAGGGTTGTGTCTGTCTCATTACCCTTTGGAATCTTTACCCTCGTAGTGGCTCCGTTGATGGTCACATTCCAGATACTTGGGTCGTATGGATTGGCGTTGATATCAAAATCGCATCCGTATCTAGCTGGGCGACATCCGCCATCACAGGGGTTAGAGTTACATTTATCACAATACTTGTTCATATCTTAATTATATAAAGTATTTGCTATAAAATAGAAAAAATTATACTCTATCTCTTTTTTCCATATTGTCCTTCGGGGTAAGCATTTGAAGGTTTGTATAATGGCATAATTTTTTTATATCTTCTTCGGTCTTGGCGGTTGCGAGTGGTATAATATGGTCTATATGATAAGGCTCGCCGTTCCACCCTGTGCCATAGTTTTTTCTCCAAGTTTCAAACAGATATTTGCATAAAAAATCCAAATCACATCCCACAATATCAACAGTCCGAGAGGACTTATGATGCCCTTTAGTCCTAAAAGCATATCTAAGCATATTTCTAGTTTGCTCTTTCATTTTGAAGAATGGGTCAGAGTGTAACCTTTTTATACGATTTTCGTTGATTTTTTCTTTATTCTCTTCTCTATACTTTTTAGCGGATTCTTTTATCTGCTCTCGATGAGAATTTCTATATTTATCTTTCCAAATCTTGGCTTTATCTTTATTTCTATGATAATATTCTCTTCGTTGCTCTCTGATATGGGCAATATTTTTTCTGCGGTATTCTCTATTGTACTCTCTGATATGCTCTGCATTATTTTTTCGGTATTGAAGTATATGCGCTTTTGTTTCTGGGGTAGAGTTATATTTTTTGTTATGGAGCCGTCTCCTTTCGATATTGTCTATATAATATTTTCGGTGTTTTTCCCTTTGCCTATCTTTGTTTCTCTCATACCAATTAGCTTGTATTTCTTTTATTTTAGATTTATTTTTTTTGTTATACTCTCTGTGCTTCGACAATATTTTTTCTTTATTACGTAAATAGTATTTTTTTTGGCCTTCATTCACACATTCTTTACACCAGTTGCATAAGCCATCTTTCATACAACAATTTTTTGAAAAGTTAGAAAGAGGCTGTTCTATTTTGCATTTTGAACAAGTTTTCGTTGAAATCATACATAAATTGTAGCATTTTTTTGCTTTATCACAAATATTTTATATAATAAAAGTATGATTTTGCAGACATTTTATTATAATAAGGGGGAATATGGAAAATAATACATGGGTGCCGTGGGACAACGATTTTTCGTACCCTATTCAGTGGTTATATGAATCCCAACCTGCTAGATGGGCATACCACAGATGGATATGGAGAGCTGCTCTAGCCGAACAGGGTAAGCCAAGTCGTAACACTTATCAAGATGAATTGCTGTCGAATCTAAAAAGGGCTGACGCCCTTACGCAAAAGAAATACTCCGACAAGTGTCGGCAAGTTCCAGAGGGGAAGTCTTTTGCATTGCGTAGAGCTATAGATAACATCGCAGCCCAGATGGCTGGCGGTGTAGACTCGTATGAATATCGTGTCAACGACCCCTATGGCATCATAGAACCTGACACAGAGGATTTGCTAGCCGCTAAATGCGAGCAGGACTATGTCGAAAACCGCCTTGAGCTCCTTGCTCCAGTATTTTCAGATGATATTCTGTGGCGTGGTATGGCTGCCGCTATTATCAAATACGACCCGAAACACGATAAGAACAAAGTAATGCGTATTAACCCAAAGAATGTCTGGTTTGATACCAAGTATTCTTCTACTGGGCAGGAGCGCTTCCGTGGTTACTCTACTATGATTTCTTGGAAGAAACTCAAGAAAATGGTCGAGGAAGACAGAGATAAGGTAAACCTTGATATTAAGGCTCCAGATACACCACTCGTGAAAAAAGAAGGGGGTAAAGAGGTTCTCGATAAAACCGCTAAGTTCTCTGGGCATAAGATTCGTTCTTTGAATGGTCTAGACATCTATGTTGATAGTCTTAACAAATTAGCCTCCTCTTCTCAGCTCGCATATAGTGCAACGGAGTTCCCAGAGTATGACCACGATTTGAAGCAATGTTACAACCTGGGTTGGTATCGTTCCCTAGCTACTAATCCAGAGAACCGGACCAACAACGGATACAACGGCGATGATGTAGAACTTACAGTAATCTATGACCTCTGCGAGAAGATTGAGTATAAGATTATCAACCGTAGATACGTAATATCTGCAAATGAGACTGCATTCAAGCGTAAGATACAGTTCAAATGGATTGACCCTAGAACCGGCTTAGAACAAGGTAGGCTAGATGATTGGTGCCTTGACTGTCCACTCAAGTTCGCCTTCTCTAAGCCAAATAATATGGACACTGCCCCACACCCGTGGAGTGTTGTATTTGACCTCTTGGATAGTCACGACGAACTCTGTGGGTGGAGAGCAAGGCGTGAGCACGTGTCTAAAATTCTCTCTATTCTTCGTATTGATACCAATGGTGCAGACGCAGAAAGCCTAGTTGGACTCATCAATATCATGGGTGGCATTTACGACGATTTACAAGGCGATGTTACCTCTCTTGTCTTTAATTACAACTACGACCCAATTGATTCCGAGATTGCCCACCTAGAAAATCAAATCCAACAAACATTGCACGCATATGACCAATTTGACGCTCTCCAGGCAATGGGCGACCGTGCATCTGCGGCTGAATCTGGTATGGCTACCTATGCCGTAGCGCAAGGCCTATCAGTCCACCAAAACGCATTGATGGCGCTATTCGCAGATATTGCAAGACAATGCATCGCAGATAGGGTAGCCTATTCCTCACGTCAGGAATTCCCAGTAGTAAATGATGGCAACTACCGTTCTATTACTATCCAGCAGATGGCTCTTTCTGCAGTTATCAACGTAAAGTCTAAACTAGCAAGCAAGATTGAACAGAAGCAAGCAGCCGTCAATGCGTTGTCTATGTTGGGTTCTATGGGGCAAGGAATTAACATCAGCAAGGCCGGTGCAGCGTTCCTGATGAAGACTGCTCTATATGACTTGATGCCACGTAAAATGGCAGAATCATTCGTTGACGACGCTGGCCCAAGCCAACAAGAATTGGCATTGGCACAGCAACAGGCACAAAATGACGCTATGGCGCTCCAACAGAACGCCCAGATGTATCAAGAGAACCCATTGCCGTATGAAGTAGACCAGGCGATGAAGACCGCATCTCCAGATGAAATTGATACCGCAATCCGTGAATTGGGCAATGAACAGCCTCAAGCTGGAGAAGAAAGCATCTCGGCTCTAGATATGACCAACCAGCCAGGTGGGTTCTCTGCCGACCTAGAGGGCATGACACCAGAGCTTGGTAGCGAAATGGCCAACGCCGCAGGTATATAAGCAGCATCAAAAAAAAGAGCCTAGAGGCTCTTTTTTTGTGGTTGTTAAGCGGATGTACGTGTTATGGTGTCGGAGCAGATATTAATTTTTTAAGGATAAGCTTTCCTAACTTGACGGTTCCAGTAGTATTCCATCTTACATAAATGGCGGTATTATTTTTAGTAGCAAATGGCACAATAATTCTACCGTTAATAGGCATAACACCCTGTGAGTATCCACCACTAGGCACAACAGCTTGTGCGAATGCAAGCGCTGAAACGCCAGATGGGAGCTCAACTTCCATATCCAGCAAATAAGACGAGTCCTCTTCTACTGCTAGTGAAAAACCACCATAGTCAGATGAGGAATGTGACAATTCTTTCTGGCCATCGGTAAATGTCTGTGTAAATGTACCACCACCTATTTGTGTTAAAGTTATATCATTTTTGCCATCAAAATACATTTCACAGTTATATCTATTAAAGCTATAGTCAACACTTAGTGCCACTATATTAGCATCAACAGCTGGGTTGCTTGTCGCTGTTGATGATATATTTCTAGGCACAACAATCACTTCACCGAGATATAATTTTGTTGCATACAATATACCGTTAGATGGATATACATATAGATTGCCAGCACATTTACCACCAATAATATTTATCATAGACGTAGTGGTATTCGATGCACTAATATCAATATTTGCTCCTCTAGTATATGAACCAATATTTTCGTAATAGCAGTTTATGAGCAATAAACTAGACTGGTACAAACGAATACAAGTCTCTTCGCCACTATAATTTGAAATATCACAGTTATTAAATTCAATGTTCTCACAGTTAGTCAAAGTGATACGACTGCTAAATGATACGAACCTACAAGAATTAAAAGCAATAGCATTTGTTTGATTACCTAATTCTAATGGTTGAATACAAGATTGTATGCGCACATCATTAAAAGAACAATCCCACATATACGTCGTGACAATACCTTTGTTGGCTTGATAGATTGTGATATCTGACATAACGCAATCAGCGCAACCGCCACCAGCTAATGTGCTGTCAAAGCTTATACCAATATTAGTGTTTAGACATTTAATGTACACGCTATGGATATTTATTCGGTTGGTATTTGTGATAGTTATAAAAGCGCCACTCCCATTCCATTGTATCGTTTGTTTGTACCCATAAATCTCTTTATCCCCAGAAGTAATGGTTATTCCTGTTGTAAATTTGTATTCATTATCTATACAAATTTTATTATACTCTGATAAAGCATATACAAGCACTGCAGAAGAATCAGGGTTGCTCGTAGAAGCTCCCAATTGAGACATTCTGATATCGTCTTTTACCATTAATTCAGCAACAAGATTGTCATCAGAAAGAGCGATTAACGACATCTCGTTTACTGTATCTGCGCCAGTAAGTATTCTTACCTTGTATTTAGCTCCACCTCCATCACCTTTAGCATAAAACCCATAGGTCTCAACAAATTCACCATCGGATAAGTCTTCGCTCAATTTCATATCCGCTACTGTGTCAAAAGCAATGATTGCTCCATCGGCAGACAGAGTCCCATCGCTGTCCACAGAGAGGCCGGAACCAGGCTTAACCATACCAATAGAGTAAGTAGTAGCAGGGACACCAGATAATTCGTTATAATTGAGGTCAAGACCAGTAAAGTCGGTTACAAAAAGTTTCGGCTGTAATTCAATTTGACTTACATCTATCGCCTTATCAGCAGTATAAAGTGTCATCGTGCCAAACAGGGCATTGCCTTCAAATTCAGCGGTATTTTCAACAGTTGTTATAGTCGCAACTGCTAGCGTGCACATCATCTTCTCTTCCTCTGGGATGTATCCAGCAGAAGCAATCTCGTATGCGTAGTTCTCCCCTCCATTAAATATGATATTGACTTTCCCTTTATTTAAGAAGAAATTATAGACGTCTTCAGCTGTATCTGCTCCAGACCAACTCGTATTCCCATCTGCAACAGTAATAACCATAGGGGCGTCAGCTAGATTGAGGTCAGCTGCACTTTTGTTGCCCCTTAGCGTCACCCCATTTATCTGCGGCAGATTAGTAGCTTCCTCATAATTTGTGATTCCGTTATTGAGCCTTGTCGGGACACCGTCTGAAGAATACAAGTAAGAATGGTTGTTGATTTCATATACCAACAACACATTGCGATATTTGCCAATCTCTGGTGGAACAGAAGTTTCATCCCCCATAGTCACTGGGATTACAACCTTGTGAAAAAGTATTGGGCACTCCTTTGGGTTGTTGATTTCAACTACTGCCTGAGTGAATTTATTAGGCTCACACGGAACCCCACCAGTAGGGAAACCAGAGCAAGCATTGCATTTGTCGTTTTTCATACCTTAATTATAACAAGTAGATATGTAAAATTACAAAAATTGCTTTACACCGACTTCTATCAATACACTTAGTAATGATGCTTGGCTACGGAAAGTCTTTGCTTTGACTTTAACTTGTACTGATTCTCTCTCAAGGCGTAGGTTCATAATCGAAAGCCTATATACTGAGAATAACTCGTGAATATCCTGAGATGGAAATGCCGTCTCAGATGGTTCACTCACTAGACTATTTCTCCAAACTGGCTCACGATATACTACGTCTTTTCCTCTCTCCTGGTAGAACGTCTGTTTATCTCCACTGACGGCTATCCAGAACCACCTATTGGCGTTTGCCAAAACCTTAACGTGGACTCGCTTGATAATAATGTCAGCAGCATTGCCGGGCAAGTTGAGATACTTCGTGTGGCGTTCAAACGTAATCGGACTATCGAACCTTCTCCAAGTATTTTCCGAGTAATGAAGCATAATTGCTGGGTAGTCTGGGTGAATCCCTACTAGGTCTTCTGATTCGTCAAAGCGTATATCACAGAACGGGACATCAACATCTTGGAACATAGGGTATGATTGATAGTTCATAGACTGGTCCCAGATTAGGCATTTATATTTCCCGTCCACCTTGTCAGTGTAGTTGAAATATAGCTTATTATTGCTGCCCCACATCTTACGTGGTTTAGTCATATCTACTCTATCATAGTGGCTACTAACTGGCTGTGCGGCCGGGACATTATTCCACAAGTTGCCGGTGAATCTTCTCAGCCCCTCTTTCTGGTCAAAGGAATATACAATACCTTTGTAATTAACGATATCCCCTTGGCTTTGTACGCCAGCTGAATCAGTAAAGATACCGACTTGGGATGGCATAATATCTTCTAGCCCCGAAGATTTAGATGAGCCATAGGTCTGGTATAAGGTGAAACCGTTCTTCAGAGAAATCATAATTTGGTCATTGGCTACCTCTGTAAGGGCAGTGATTGGGTTAAGAGAGGTGTCGTATGGGCTACGGTTAGGAGCATAAAAACGGTATGGGAACTGCGTATAGTTTGGACCCTCTGCGTCAATAGCTGACATTTGGACTAGGTTAGGGTCGTTTCTGAAGCCGGCAAGATATAGACGGTTATTATTAAACATTATTAACGAGGCGGCGATGACTGGTCGTGCGTCTACGAACTCGATGCTCTCAATAGTCTTAGTTCCACCCTCGGTCACGGTGTAGATTACAGTAATTGTAGAGCCCTCACTCGGAGAACCACCTACGAGCGTGATACCGTAAGTCGACAGAGAAATCTCAGAGTCATTATATTCCCAATGCCCATTATGGTATGTAAACACATATGTTCCGCTCGTAGAGCCAAGGCTGGAGTTATACCAAGTTTCATTATCAATCTCGGCAGTCACATTATCGGCAGAGCCAACCCCGAATGGAGCAGAGCTTACCCACTCACCAATCTTAAACCTCTGGAGAGGAGAATAACCATCAACATAATATACCCAAGTGACCTTGTCTGTATCTGTAACCTGAGCAATATTGAGTTGCTCTACACGCCCATCTACCTTGATTCCGTCATCATTGATTATCTCGTTCATCTCTTTATCATAAATAAGAACTCTAGCCTCACCCTCCTTCTTCACACAGAAGATGTCATATCGGTATTTATTCAGAGATACGGTAGCACCAGTTTTAATGTTGTCTAGTCTATCGCAAGGAACGCTCTCCCAGTCAGAATATATAAGACCTAGCAATGGCATAGACGGCATTGGCTTGTAGGTGTATTTCTCATTTACTGGAACATTTTTCTCCTGTATCTTATAGATGCACTCGGAATGGTTGCCTTTGCCAGTTGCCGCAATCTCAATCTTGCGACCAGTATTAAACGGGTTAGAAGAGCGTTGTCCATCTCTGTCTAGCTCGTCCCAAATTTCCATACGGACATAGACTTTACCACGTGGGTTAGCGGTAGCAGAGATAGGGATAATTGAATACAGTTCCCTGTGTTCAAATATATCTTGAGAGATAGAACAGAGGTCAATAGCAGTCTCGTATTCTGGTATGCCATTTTCAGTAGATGAGATGTAGATAGACAATATGCCACTAGAGCCACCAGTATTTCTAAGCGTAATGGTATTGCCAACCAGCTTACCATCATAAGGCATTTCAAATCTGATTTGCTTGCCCTGCCACATTTCAATGGTAGTCTGAATGTCGGCATTGGTGAAGTCATCTGAGCGTTTATAATCATCTGGTAGAAGTAGCATTTTTACTCCCTGAACAGAGGAAGAGTTGCCTCTTTGAGAAACTAGATTATTCGCCAAAAATCTACCATTAATGTAATATGGAGAAGAATACGGAGAAGAGTTGATGTCGTCTGAAGTGGTGTCTAGGCCGTAATTTCTAGTAAGGTCGAAACCATCGTGGATACGACGAGAGGTTCTCCCAGGGACATCTGTCTGAGCGTATGAGCCAGCATATACGGTGTGATTAGTATAGTAAGAAGGAAACTTCCCCTTAGCTCTCGGATTATTTTGATAGCGCAGAGACATGAACTATACCTCCCCAAGGACTCTTATGTCGTTATCTCCCCAAGTCTTATGCAACGATTGAATCGCCTCAAGTACGAGCTTATTATCAAGGTAACTAGTAACGTCTGCGGCAAAGGCATAGTCGTCTGCTTCGTGCAGGTAATAAGCCTTCATCAAATCTAGGACAAGACGCTCGGCAATAGCAGATATCTCGATGTTGTCGTCCATACTTTTAGCCGGCTTAGGAAAGCCGTACGCAATATAATCTACGATTATTGGAATGTTAGAAGGCCTGTCTAAGACAAGTCGCACATTGTCGTCCTCGGTCTCAATAGTATAAGAGCAAGGCTTACCTGGTTTCTTGAGGTTTACCAGTCCGTTTTCCTTATAGAATTTCTCCACTGGCTTGTAGCACAGAGTGAGTTTACAAGGTTCTCCACCAGTAGATGTATAAAAATCTATAAGTGGCATTTCCGTAATGCGCCGAAACCCAGTGGCGTCACTTAGGGACCACTTATAATGGTTCTTAGCGTCAAGGTTGAATTGCTTATGTTTCGAGAATAGTTTTTCCAATCTAGGAACAAGAGGTAACTCGATGATGGCCCAGTTGTAAGCAGCAATGATAAACTCATCACTTATGTCAACCGTACCATCGCCTATACTAGTCCTAAGGGAATCAGCTAATTGTGATAACTTCATTTTCATAATTATATTATAACTTGTCTTTGGCATTATTTTTTATTTTTAGTATTATTGTCGGTATAATAGAATTATGAACGATTGTAAATTGAATAAAGCTTGCCCTAAAGACCCGTGTGGTTGCGCAGAACCGGTTTTTTCCGTAGAGGCTATGCCAGATGACCCTACGATTCTACGGTTTAATGTGAATGGCAAGTCTGTCTGGTACGATTTTTCACCAGTAGTTTCTAGTGCTGAAGCCAGAACAGCTCTCAATGTGAACTCGGTTGGCAGAACGCTTAACTATCTAGGTGAAAAGACCGAGAACACCATTACGGCTAATGAGTTAGGCTCTATTATTCATATGGCTGACCTCGGCGATATTGATGAAAACACTATTACGGACAATGGCATCTTAAACTATCGTGTGTCTTCTGACTGCCCAGCCGGATGCGAAGGCACGGCTAACAAGTGGGTGAGTACCAATCCTATCGAAGCTGGAACTCAATCACTAAGCTACATCCTAGGTTCTGATGCTGACGGGAAGATGTTTAGTCTGATGCCACCATCTAGCGCCAATACATTTTCATATCTATCTTGGGCGGCAGGGAATAAGGCTAAATGGGTTAAGCCACGACAGATTGCAGCAGTGACAAGCAATTATGCCCCACTTTATCTGGATAAAACCACCGGTGAAATTGTGGTGTTGAATGGAGGTTCCTAATGAGTACAATAGCTGATTTTAATCGCATCGAAGATTGTAACAAGATTGACCCATTATGCGTAGATGCGTATAGCGACCTAACAATAGACGGCACTAAGATTACCTCTTCCACTCCGTGGGGGACTGATACCATCGACATTAAGAACCCTATAATCGATAATCAATCACTCACCAAGCTTTCTCTCTCTCCTGATACTGCTCCTAATTGCTTAGTGTATGAACCAGAATACGGCGAGAACGATTGTATCCACGGCGATGACCTTTCCGAGATTATTTCAATGAGCAAGCTCAAAGACGTTGCGTCTAGCCCACAAATCAGTGATGGGGATATCTACATATATTCTGGCGGGGCGTTCGTCCCATTTGATATTACTACGGCTCTATACAACATCAACTCTGCCATTACAAATATCAATGCATCAATAAGTAATCTATCCAACAGAACTGCCACACTCGAAAATACTGCCACCGACCACGCTACTAGGATTCAGACTCTCGAAGGTAAAGTGCAAACAATTGAAACCACGCTCACCAAACCTACCGGTGCCCCTGTCGATTCCAAGGTCGTATGGGGGAATATCAACGTTTATGCAGACACCAACGCAGTTGTCGACTCCGGTGGTACTGCTACTACCCTCGATAAGACCCATGGTCTTTATACCCATGATACATCAACTAATGCTTACGGCGATGAGCTGTTTAGCTAGAAAGGAATAAAATGAATTGCGATAGTTGCAATAAACCATACACGGTAGAGCACGTCCTCGATACAGACATCGACGATTTAGCTACCATCCCAGATTACTTCATTGCTGTTAGGACTGTAGAGAATCCTTCCACCGGTGTAGTAATCGCAACCCCAGTAAGAGTGCCTGGAGCAAGAGTAATGCCAACTGGCAATCTTGCTAATGTCACCGCTATTACTACTAACAACGCTACGCTCGAAGTCCCAGAAAACCAAGTTCGTGGTGGATATATCGATGTCCAACCAGGTGGAAACATTGTGAGATTGGCTGGAACTAGTCATCCAGCGATGTTCTTGATGGTAGGAAAATACACTGACGCAAAGATGCTGATTCAAACTACGGGATTTCTAAACATCCCTGCAGGACATAACTATATCGTAGGGACTCAATACTATCTTGACGAAGTAGGTGCACCAACCACCGATTCTACTGTTACCGGACAGAAGCTTTTTATGCCGATTGATGACTACACGCTAAATGTTAATGGAGAATTCTAATATGGCCAAAGACAAAAACAAAGAAAAACTTTTCGATAAGTTTAGCAACAAAATGTCAAAAATAGCTGGACTTATCTCTGCAATTTTAATAATCGTTAGCTTCTCCACTGGCATTGTGTCGTGGTTCTCAAACCAAATCTCGAAGGACATATCCGATAGAATCGCTGCACTAGAAACAGAAGTGAAGGCAGCCAATGCCAGAACCGAAACCCAAATTACTAGGCTCGAATTACTTAATCTAATGCAAAACCAACCAGAGAATGTGGCAGAAATAGAGAAGGTGGCCAAGCATTATTTTAGGGACTTGGGTGGCGACTGGTATGCCACTGGTCTCTATAGTAAATGGTGCTCCCAATACGGTGGAGACCCAAAAATTGTAGCAGGAGTTGATTAATGACATTTCAGACTTTATACCCAGATGAGAAAGAAGACGGCGTAAAACGCCACTCTTCTATAGACCAGTTTGATGGCTTCTTATCCGTGTATAAAAAAGGCGGTTTGGCACCATTAGTCTTTGACCAACTAGACGGTATCACCTGTGAAACAATTAAGACGCACCCAGTGATAATTAGTTTCACAAATGATATTGGGTATACATTCCCAGAGGCTCATTGCACTTTTTCATCTGATAGGTTTATATATGTAGACAAAGAAGGCGTAGAGCAAAAACCTCTCTCGCACTGTTTTGGTGGGGAAGGAGAATTCTATGACACATTTATTAAAGAGTATAGTTTTGTTAATTTTAGCAATAATACCTCTCTTGGTGTTCACGATACCACCACGCTCAGGACAGGGCTAAGTTACGTCTTAGCAGACGAAAATCTCCCCCCAGAAGAATAATCAGAGCAGTCCCATTTCGTAAAGGATTGCTCTTATTTCTGCTCTTAGCCTATTTTTATCGAGTTTCGAATACATAAAGCTGGCCAATTTATCTAGGGCGTGCATATATTCCATCCTGTCCCTATTAGCCAATATACCCTCTATGATGCAATCAAGGAAACTCCCGCCTATATCCAAACTCCTAACTTCTTTCTGCACTTGAGTAGCTAAGAATTGGTTATCTGACAGCATCCGTATCACATCTGACGGACGATAATACCCAACTATATTGTGCGCTAAGATTTTGTATGGGTCGTCATATTCAAATAGATAATCTTCCATTACAGTCCCCATGAACTCTTATTACGGCGTGAACCACGCCTGCGTGAGTTTTCTTTCTTCGCTCGATTAGTATGTCTAGCAACCACCCTAAGATTAGACGAGCGATTATCTTGAGGGTTGGAGTTTTTGTGGTCAATCTCTTTGCCATCACCACGATGGACACGCCCTTCTGCTAAGGCTTGGCGACGAGCCTTGTTTCTCGCCGCCCTATCTTTCTTCGCCTTTTTAGAACTCTGGAATCGTGCTAGTTCATGTTTGATGCCAGCTGGGGTGCGTTTTTTTCCTATCCAATATTTACCCATTTATTCTCCTTGAATAGTCCCTAAGCGTGCCACGAGAATCACGCCTTACTGCCATTCTTTATCTCCCTACTGACTGCCTTTGAGCCTCGTAAGCCTTATATTCGCTCTCGGCCTTATCTTTGGTCATACCGTTGATGACGCCTTTGAAGATATCGAGCTCTTTTTCCTCGTCAGTTATAGCATTATGTTGAGCTACAACTTCATTCATACGAGTTTTACGAGCATCAGTGAACTCATTATATTTAGCTGCCATCTCTTTCATGGATGGGAGTTCACGGTATTCTTTCTCAATTTTGTCGGTAAGAAGCTGAAGCCTCCAGAGCTCAGTGACTACACGGTTGGCTTCCTGAACTGCCCACGCCCCAAGTAATGCCTCTTTCTCTTCGCTACCGTTTACCATGCCGCAAGCATTGTTGATTGCGTCGTAGACGAACCCTTCGCCCAACCTAGCTTTATAATCGCCTTTGGCATCATCTGGCAAGAGAGCGACACTCTCCTTGATGATTTTATTTGCTAATTTAATAGTTTCCATCTGGATACCTCGCTTATATTATGCCCCTATTATACATCAGAAAAGGGACTTGCGCAAGTCCCTAGTCCTAGACTGGTGCGACCAGCCTCCCCGTAGGTGCGACCTACGGCTACTGACCTTAGTATAGCACTGCTATTTATAAAAAGCAACCACTCTTCCAATCAAATCGTAGTCGATATCGTCAGCGATAGCTTGGCCGCTGTCAATCTTCTTTTTTAGGTCATTTGCTATACCGACTGCGCTTCTGACTTGCCCATCATCAAGCAGCGCATTGATTCGCATCACTCCAGACCTCACAGAAGCGTCACTACGTCCCGTTTGCTGCCCAAGTTGGTTACCATAGGCCTGTCGTATATAAGTAGCCGTGTAGCCCTTTCCTGTGCCTTCTAGAAGGGCATATTTGTCCAGCTCGGATAGAGCCTTAGACGAGTTAAGCACCTCATCTGGGGAGGTCGAGTTTACAACAATCTCTAGAGCTGGCAAGAAGTATTCCTGCATATATTGTTGCCTTCTCAGCTCTGCCCTTCCTCTCTCTCCTTGGCTTTTTAGGGCTACGACATCATCTTTAGCCCTATTGTAGGCCTTGCTCAATCCCTCTGCCCCGTGGCCGTCAATCACGGCATTGACAGCCATATTCACTGCATACGATGCTCCTTTAGGGAATGACTTTTGACTCACATCATAAATGCGGTCTTGAGTTTGCTGATAAATATCCACAGGCTCTGGGGAACGCTCAATTTCGCTCATTTCGGCTTTGCGTTTTTTTTGCCTGTCCACTATACCTTTAGCATCAAAGTCTTCATAAAGCTTTGCTCTAATTTCTTCTATATCCATTATTCTCCTCCTCTCACCAAGTTCTCTGGGCGAGAAATATAATTACTTTCAGTGTATCCTGTACGTAGCCCGAATAAGTCCTTAATGTAAGGTCTCACGAAGGCTCTTTGTTTAGAAGCGTTGTGAGCCAACGACACATTCTTACCATATTTGCTCTTCATATAGCTACTCGGCACGAAGAACCACTCTTCAAGATAATCCAATACCGAACTATTAGTAAGAACATTCTGTGCTCCATAGCGCTTCACATAAGGAGCAATCGTTTCAATAATCTTGTCGTCGAACCGTAGCCCAATCTTGTCATACTCGTCCCAGTCCCCGACTTGGTAAGCTGCCTCTCGGTCATCATAGGCCTTAGAGCGCTCAGAGGCAAGATTATTCAAGTCCCCTTCGATAAGGTTGCGAAGACCAATTTGATACTCCATACCACGACCTTGCACAGTATTAAAGAAGGCCTGTTCTCCATATGGCGAATAGTAATGCCATTTACCGCTAGAGTCTTTGTACACATTCTTGGTCTGGTCATAGTACTTATCAAGAATATTTGCAGAATATCCGGTCGCCTCATTATTAGCCTGTTTTTTGGCGAGGTCTCTATAATATGATTCTGCTGAACCAGACATTGCGATACTGTCATCATCTGCGAAATTGAAGAGGTACCAAATCCTATTTGCTTGAGATTTGGAAAGTCCGCCAGCAATTTCATAGGCATCTATGTATTTGTCAACGAAGTTTCCGACCTTCATAGCAAAATCTTGTTTGACTTTGCGATATTCTTCTTGAAGCTCAGCCAATCTGGTGCCAGATGCCAAACTAATCTGTTGGTTTATGCTGGATAACTTGTTTCTCAGTTTATTCTTTTCCATGGTGAGTTGGTTAATGCCATCGTTAAAGGCATAATCAACCTGTGTGGAATCCATACCGGTGAATGACTTGAATGTAGCGTCCACAAAATCTTTACCGCCTTGAGCATCTTCAGGAGCCCCAGAAACTTTATCTAGCCAGTTGACCACATACTGCCCCACATTACCGCCCAAATCTGAAACAACTTGTTGCAATCTCCATTGTTCAATCCCCAAAGCATTAGAAATTGTTCTAAGCAACTGTGAATTTTTACCTATAGTAGTAAAATCCCCGGCAGTAGGATTATAGTTGCCATATTCGGCTAAGGTATCTGCAGTGACTTCAACTTGAGAACCGTAGTACATATTACGCCCTGATGCTTGAGTATAAGCAGCTTGCACTATAGTCGGGAGCACTTGGGCACCCAGTTTCTCTAGCCCTCTACCGAAATTAAAGGAATCACCCTCGGTAAACCCAGACAAATCGAATGGGGAAAGCTCGAGGAAGCCATTGACCATAATCTTGTAGAAATCCTCTGGGTCAACATTGTGCATAGTCTCTAGCCCTCTTCTCCAAGGGTAAATAATAGCAGCCACCGTTTCATCAAGAGGTATAGTTACTAGATTGCCGTTGCCAAGAGAAAGAATTATATTATTTTCTCGGTCATATTCTGATAGATTATAATAATTTTTTCTAGACCGCTCGTCAGACAACACCCTAGAAAGTTCCATCATATACGCAGCACCAAACATAAACATTCGACTACTCACACCGATAGGGTCTTTCAAAAAGGCAATTTTCGTAGACTCGATACTAGAGAACCTTTGACTAAGGTATGGCACATAGGAAGCAATCTCGCTGATGAACGTCCCTCTGCGCATAAAGTTCACTGTGTTTTCTCGACCTGCATTCACACCAGCTTCGTATGCGTTACTAAGCCTCGCTTCGTAACTTAGACCTTCACCGCCTCGCATATAAGCCCTCATAAACGCACTCGCGCCAGCCCTATCACGAGTAATCCCTTCCGCCCAGTTCATAGGAGCTTCAAGAAGCCCTTTCTTATCGTGCACGAGATTCCAAACGAACTTAACACCACGATTATCTCCAGTAGCTTTAGACGAACCTACGAGCTTCTTGGTGGCATTGGTCCTTCTTCCATTGATAGCCTCGTTGTAAGTTGCCCCACTAGAAATTTCCTGAGCAGCCTTAAGAGTATTAAGAGCATTTGCTATTTGTTCGTCCGTATCGCCCATCGCTCTAGCCATCTTGGTGAACATTTGAGTGAAACCAAATGGGCTATTGTCAAAGAACCAGTAGTCAGTCCCGCCACTCATTATGCCATTGCGGATGGTATCACGCAAAAGGTTTGGAAGAACACGAGTCGGGTCGATACCGGTAGTAAGTAAGCGTTTAATATTGGCCGCCTCTTTGAAGAATTCCGTGATAGCTCTACGGTCAGCGACATTCTTAGTGGTCATTTCTGCAGCTATCTCTTGGGCTAGTTTGCCTTTAATGTAAAAAGAAGCGTCCTGATTATTCTCGGTATAAGCAATCTTATACGCCCCAGTGATGTTCGTTCCCTCGTCGTCTTCATACATCATTCCATAATCGCCAGACAACTGAGCCTTGAAGTTTTTCACGGTCTGGTTCACGATAGCGTTTTTCTGCTTTTCTGAATAATCCGGGTGTTCTTTATTTATACGATTTCTAGTATGTGCCCTCACTGCCGCTACCCCTTTGTTCATCACTTTAGTGTTTATCTTCTTGAGAGAAAGATAAGGGGCTACTTGAGCAACAGTTTTGGTGATATCATCTTTGAGAGCAATCAAATTTTCTGTAGAGAGAGAGTTGAGCCTTCCGTCTACCATCTTTGTATATTTGGAAGAAATCAAATAGTCTTCTACATCAACAGTAATGCCGTATTTCTTATAAGTTTTGTTAAAATATTCGCCGGCTGAGCGGATACGATTATCGATATCTGAACGAATCGTAACCTTTTGTTCTCGTATTTTGGCATCTAGATTTGCAATCTTTGTGATTCTTGCAGCTCTCTTGGCTAGGTCTTTTTCTGCATTATTTAGCTCGACTAATCTTTGGAGCTTCTTTTGCTCAACCATTAAATTGTCTATTACCTTGATGACGGCATCATTGTCTCCACTAGAGAGAAGTTTTTCTAGACCGGAAGCATATTTTTCTTGAGTTACCTCAGATTTCAAAAGCCTTTCTTTACTAGTAGCTACTCTGTCTATAACCTCGTTAATAATATCTTGAAATTCTGGAGTAGCACCTTTTGCTCCTCCGCCGACCAATTCAGCCCCGAGTCCCTCTATAGAAACTATCTGTTGCAGAGCTCCAGCCATCTCATTACGAGCTATATTATTGATGACATTATGGGTGTATGTGTACGCACTGAGAACTGGATTTTGGATACCTTCAACATCGTAAAGCCCTTCAGTTTCGTCAAATGTCCTGCCGACTTTGAGAGTAAGAGGAGTTTCAAACAGCCCGAATTTCTGACTTTTACCGCCCTTGCCCCACAGTGGTACATATTCAATCCCAAGCGTGCAGCCTCAATGTCTTTTACTTGTTTGCTAGTAGCAGCTCCAGATTTTACATAGCTTTCACCAACTTTCTTGAGAAAGCCTTTCATAGATTCCAATACATTATCTAACTGTTTTGCATTTTCACCTTGGAGTTTGTTAATGTATGGAAGATATTTTTCTTCCACTTTTTCCATAAGCTTAGCATCATTTTTAGCAGTCTGAGACCAAGCATCATATTCGGCTTTAGCAACAAGATATTCTATTTGAGCCTTCGAGAATTTAGCGTTTGGAGCAGCAGTAGCAACTGAATTTTGAAACTTTACATAAGAATCGCCTGTACCTTTAGCATAGGCATCCATCCTAATCATTTTAGTCGTGACTTCCTTAATACCAGCCTGAATACTTTGGAATTTATTAACAGCCGCAGCGTATAAATAGACATCACTTGTTTTATTGTAGGCCTGTTCTGCTAGGGTAGAAAGACCAGCTTTCTCATCGGTAAACTTCTTTCTAAGCCACATTACAATATTGTTTTCTTCAGCTTTGGCAATTTTACCAGCCAATACTGCACCCATCTCCTCTGACCAAGTCGGCATAGCCTGTTTTACAGCTGTTTCGGCTTCAGCCCTTAATTTATCGTAATTAGACTTAGCATTTTCATATTCTTGCTGTTTAGTCTTGAGCTCTGCGCTTTTAGCTTTGTATTCTTTGGTACCTTTCTTTAAGTCAGATACTTCATTCTTGGCGGCATTATACTCAATCTCAGCATTGGTGTATTGTTTCTGAGCATATTCTACCCCTTCCTTGTAAGGAGCGTACGCTGCATCTATCCTAAAATTGTCTAACTCGGTTCGTACAGAAGCCATCCCTGCTGGGCCATATTGCATCACTAAATCTAAAGCCAAATCAGCCCCAAATTCGTTCAGGAAGTCTTCCCCAGTTGGATTATTGCCAGCCAAAGCCTCAACAGCTTGTTTGCCAGCGTCAAATAGCAAATCTGATGTAGCGTTATACAGCAATTCACCCATAGAAAAGCCTAAAGCCTTCAAGTAGGGTCCGGCCGCAACTTGTGCTCCGCCAATAATCTGAGATACCGCATTGCCGCCATTGGCAATAGATTCTTTCGCAGCTTCTGCAGTTAATTGTGCCCCTCCGACTACTTCGCTAAGTTTGCCACCTCTAGCTGCAATATTTTCCAACATCTTATCCACGCCACGAGACACCGCCCCACCAATTTTACTGGCAAGTGGGCGCACGATACCATGCTCAATACCCTGCATTGCGAAATACGAAGTTAATGCTGAGGTTGCAGTGCTAATAAGTCTTGCCGCTGAGGCTGCCGCTGGGTCTTCCTGAAGCCCACGCTGGTCACTGATATGCATATTCCAAGGAGTAATAGCGTCCAGAGCATTGATTGCATCTACGACAGTTACACCACCAATCAAGGACCAGTTATTAAGCACAGAGATAATACTTTCTTGGTCTAACATCCCATGGTATTTATTTACTGTCTTTACTACAGCACCATTACCGTCCTTTTGGCCATTATCATATTTCTGGTCATTGTCATCCGCGGCATAAAGCAACTTAATCTCACTGAGTACATATACTTTATCATCTGGGTCAATATTCGGGTCATCCATCTTAGCGAACAAGTCTAACATATAGTCGCTTCTCTCGCCTAAATCCTTATTGTATACATTCTCAAGAACTTTTTGAGCGGCTTCAGTTACTACCTCTCCATTGCGATATACTTTAACATCGTAATCTCCGCCATCTTTTTCACTCATATAGGCGCCTATTTCATTAGTATAGGCATCTTCAATAGCAGCGTCAGAAGCATCTGGAATTTGGGATTTATAAGAATACATCGATTGCTCTCGGAATTTGAATTGGTTATTAGCATTATCAATATAAGAGCGTATTTCTTCAATGGCTTCGTTTGCGCCATCGCTATCTTTGGTAAGACCAGAGTAGCCTTTCTTAATAAGGTCCACCATTTCTTTATATTCATCAGTAGTTGCATATACTGGATTAACTTCTACCTTAAGTCTTCCGTCATCGCCAAAGAATACATTTGTGTCTTTAGAAAAAGCCTTTTGAATTTCTGAACCAGCAAATGCAGTATTCATATTGATAGCTTTAGAAGCGTCCGGAGTGAAGAAAATTCTGCCATTTTCATCAGTCGAAAGATTCCCGGCTAATTTCCATACGGCTCGGTCTTGAGATTTTTGCCATTCTTTCAGAGCATTTGAATAAGCCTTTTCCTGAGCCATTTGAGCGTTCGCCGAAATAACTCCGCCGATGGCCAGACCAGTAAGGAGGCCTGGGATAGCTCCTGCCATTGACGCTCCAAAAGCAGCCTTGCCGAGGGCAGCCCCTCCCACTGAACCAAGGGAAGAAGCAATCGGCTGTGCTAACCCCTCACCTGTGATACTATCCCTTGTAGGTTTAGCGTATAAAGTCTTATCTTCAGTGACTTTGTATTTGTTAAAAACATCTGTCGGAGAATTCGGTACAACATTTAATTTCCCATTATTATCATAATAATAGTCACCAATTCTAGCCTTTTCTGGGTCAGTTTCGTATTTTATTTGCGATTTAGCTAGCGGAGAAGTGTCGCCACCTATAACATCTATAACCCTGCCAGTCTCATCGTAGCGATAAATTGGAACTCCAAATGGATTGGTACTAATCCCAATATTCGGTTTTGCCCCTCTTTTAGTAAAATCGGTCTCGAAACTCTCTGCCATTATCGAACTCCTGCATATGGCGAATAGGTCCCTGGGCCTGCTGACTGTATGGCTGGATACCAAGCACCGCTTCTGTTTGGAATATTATCCAAATAAATATAATCCCTGCCGTTTACCGTAATAACATTTTCGTTGACTTGGTCACGCTTAAATTGAATTTTCCCTGGTCCAAACAATATGTCTTCCTGCGTAGGATTCCCTATTTGCCACCATTGGCCATTGGCGTCTTTATAATCTGACACATAATCGGTAACTGGATACAGTTTGCCGCTCTGGTATTCTCCATCAGTATAGACACTTACCTCTTGAGTTTCATCTTCGCCGGGATTAGTGTCGAGCTCAAGGGTTTTGTATCCTTCACCTCCTCCTCCACTAGTGCTTACTGGTGTATTGGCCTTGGTGTGCTCTCTTCTTTGATAATCACGATATGCTTCATTATAGCGTTTCTTCCATATAGCTTGCTCATTAGCCAAGGCTTGGCTCAGAGCTGCTGCCTGAGCTGTAGTTCTAAGGTTTTGAGTTAGAGCATTAGCTCTCGGAGTTTGATATCTGCTCGAAAAATAAGAACCAGCACCGGTCAAACCACCAAGATTGCTTGGGGTAGTAGTGCCGAGAGCTTCAGTCTGAGCAGTTATCTCTTGCCCGTGAGCTCCCTGGGTTTCTCTCAATTTGTCTATGAATGTCTCAGTTTGAGCAGGTTGCAAGCTAGGCTCAACATAAGCCCTAGACTCGAACTCATTGTACTCATTTGAAGGCAGTAAGTATTCGTTATTCATACTTTATATTATACATTAAAATAATCTGTTAGTAAAAAAACAAAAAAGCTACCCGTTATAATTGAGAAAATATATTTTCCAGTAAAAGTTTCGATGAAGAAACAAACAATGAAAAGATAACATCAATAGCGTTGTTATGCCATACACTAATAAAATAAGATGTCGGGTAGCTTTTTCAGTTTTGATAAGTACTTCTCCTGGTATATACCAAGAAACTAATTATAGTGTATCACGCTATTACTTTTTTTGCAAGCGATTTACTGCATCTATTAGTTGGTTTATGATTGTAGCAACCTGTTCAGGCTGTTGCTTAATCTGGTCTGGCCTTATTCTAGGAATTAGCATTCTCCCTCCATTATATCTTTGAGTTCATCCTCATAATAATACGGCACGAAACTAGCGCCACAATACATTTGCTCGTCTGGTCTTATAATATAAACTGGCTTACTCTTAAGTGGCATTATTTACCTTCTTTTACGTTTACCGGCACTCCATCACGGCTATAGATATATACAGCACCATTAGCCTCATATTTAACGATGGCATTGCTGTATTCACCGTTTTTCGGGGCAACTGGAGAGGTCGGACTATCATCGCCAAGAGAGGATGGGATAGAAAAGAAAGTCAGCCCTTCTGGAGCTTTTCCCTTACAATTAACTTTCTCGCAAGGCTTCGTCCAATGTGATAAATTAAAATCTTGTTCCATACTTATATTATACATTGTAATCAATCAAAGATAAAAAATACACCGCCTCGCAGTTTGGTGACGGTGTATTTTCAGAATTATTTAGGTGCGTAACTTGAGTATATCACAACTACCTATTTTTTGTCAACTTTTCCCTTAGTTTTAATAAACTTTTCTGCCTCTTCAATCAGTGGGTGACTCTGCCCAACTCTCTTTAGCTGAATGTCTTGTGCTAGGACACGGTAGGCATCCTGTAGATTGGTAATCTTATCGCCAGACACCTGAACATATTCTACGGTTGGGGCATTAGACATATTTGGCTCAGAGCTGGTTGGCTGTGCTGGGACAGTTTGTGCCTTGAGGTCTAAATACATCCTCACCTTTTGGTCGTTAATAGACCCGTCTGGATTGGTTGCATTGATACCAAATGCGGCCATCTCTTTGAGATAATCACCATTAGCGATACCCTTGGCGATTGGAGCATACTTCTCCTCACTAGCTAGCGATTGAAAATACTGCTTAGCCATAAACTCTTGAGCAGTGATTGAACCCTCAGGAGTTTTGTATACTGGTTGCTGCTCTACCGGCTGGGCCTGTGGTTGTGAGGTGGGTTCAGTATTTTTAATTTCTGGAGTCAGAGCTGGTTGTGGATTACTAATGTCTGTTTTCATCTTGCTAAAAGCCGACTCAAATTTACCATTTGCTTCGACAAATTTTTGGAATTTGCTTAGCGTCTCGGCATCTGTGCCGAAAAACTTAGCTACCTGTTCGGCATTTATTTCTGGAGCCTCCGATTTTATAGGCTCAGTTGGTGCAGTCTGTGGAACTGCTTCAGTCCCCTGTGGGGCTGCTTCTGGAATATTTTCCATCAGTGTCCTTTCTTGTTAATTGTTAATTTCATTTTACAACAAATTCTTCCCAATGTAAACCTTTTGTAGACGATTGTTCCCCACGCAGATGCTTATACAAATCTTTCCTGTCTATATTCTTGACACGACATGCTTCTCTCTTACTGTGAAAAATTTCCCCAGTTTCAAGACACTTAATCTGCTGCCCTTTAATGCCAAAAGCTTTTGGCTCCCTATTTCCTAATACCCTAACGTAGTGTATGCAATTTTCGCTATTAGTGACCCATTCTAAATTTTCAACTCTGTTATCATTCTTTTTGCCGTTTTTATGATTTACTTGTGGCTTATTTTCTGGATTCGGGATGAACGCTTCTGCGACCAACCTATGGACATTTTCAGTCTTTGACACCCCATCTTTGCAGAGAACTACTATTTTGTACGCTGTTCTGTCTATGTTATTACGATAGCTCCCATTACCTTGAGATAATATCCCACATCTTGTGCCCCTTCCACACCTCACTCTTCTTATATTGCCACAGTTGCTTACCTCATACCACCCTTCATAACCAACTACTGGTCTCCACTCTTCTGGCATATCTATATCCTTCCTCGGCCACGCTAGTTTAAGGAAGGATAGGTGGGCGTGGCCGCACCACCTATACCTACTAATAGTATATCACTGCCTTGCGACTTTGCGCAAGTCGTTCAGGTTTTTGATAATTTTCAAAACTGCGGCATACTGCGCTAAGGCTGGGGCGATAGCCCCTAACTCCATTAGGTTTTGTTTATTAACTGAATCTTCCAAAGTTTTATTCGCACTCTTTAAGCCATCATACAAGAACTCGATTATCTCGTCCATATCATGGTTCTTGACTATATCTTCAGCTATATTTATCATTTTACCTTCTTTCCAGCCCGGCGCTGACTAGCACGAATCGCTATACCCTGCTTCACGGCCTTTGCTTTAGATTTATATACTTTCCCGGTACTTCCATAACGGAATCCACCTGATTTTAACTTTCTGACTGGCATTTTGCCTCCTTTCCTTTTAATTTTACCACGCCACAGCGAATCCACTGTGCTTTCTTCCTTCTATATCTCGTAAGTCTAGACTCCCTGCATAGATAAACAGTGCCGCAATATCGTCATCGTGTTTGCCACGACGAGCATTCATCCTTACGTACTGTGAACCATCCTGTCGTGTCTTTACCTGCTTGATATAGCTTCTCAATTCTTCTAGAGTATAAGCGTCGTGGATAATAATCGTGCCTCTATCTAGCATAGCCGATAGAGAATCTATAAATTTCTCTTTTGTGCTTACAGTGGTTCTAAGCCCTGGCGACCTGTCGTTCTTGTTAGACTTTGAAGCGTAATACCATCTGTAATATCTCCTAGCGTTTACTGCCACGATAAAACCATTACTTACATTGATTTCTGGGCACAGTTCGGCCTTATTGTATATTGTACCGATTGATACTGCCCAGTCTGCATAATCCTCGTCCTGCAGTCCTTTATCTCTAAAAACTGCGACTTGTTCATTATTAGTCCTGTCCATCACCTGCATCACGAAATTGTCCGATTCTGCGCTCTGAGCGGTGATTGGGTCGATGGCGATACGATATTGATGGCCATAGATAGGAGCCTTAAAAATGGTGAACGGAGAGACGTCAGTTTCCTGAGCCTCTACCTTATTAGTAGAATTATCTGTCAATATGCGATATTTCTTCCCAGGAAGGATATTCTCTTCCTGTTTTTTAATCGAGTCCTCGTTAAACACCATCCTGTCTGATGTCATATTGATGATGTCGTCGATACTAGATGGAAACTCGTAGCGCATCTTGCTCGTACGGAGAGCACGCGTATGATACCAGCCGATTTTATCAAACCACTCTTCTCTAGGAATGCCCCACTTCTGCATCTCTGGAATGATGACGTCCCTATCATACTCGGTCAACTTGTCCTCTGTGAGACCAAGCCCGTCTCCTTCTCTTCCATACACTAAGAACCAGGGGATAAACACCAGTTCGATTTCGTCTGGATTTTCTAGGGCAAGTTTAATCTTATTAAGAAAGTAATTGGACAACCGGTCGGAGAATGTTCCGATATACGCAGTCAAACTCCAGCCATAGGAAGAAATAGCACCGGACACGGCATCTTCTACTGCCTCTGGGTTACGATACTCCGATGGCTCATCTGCAAGCCATACAGACACAGTCCCAGAGCGGACGGAATTAGAGCCAGCAGATGTAATCTCATAGTAGCCTCCTCTCCTAATGCCTTTAATGTCAGTATATTTAAGCAGAGTAGATGTGCCAAGAGTGTCTCTCTCTATTGTCGGGAAAATCTCTGGTGGCACGTTCGTGATGATAGGCTCTAGCTTCTGCTTAAAAAACTTCGTAGCCGCAGTGGCTTGATGCATAGTCGTCACCAGGTTAAGGTTCTCGAACCCAGGCACATAAGCGATGATGTAATTAGAAATAGCGGTGAGCAGAGTAGACTTGCCAAACTGACGTGGGCCGATGAAAACGATTTCCTTATGCTTGGTAGCCCTACTATTTTTGTCCACCAATCTCATAATGGCTTTGGCCATTATTTTCTGCCCTTCATTCAGTGTAGGATGAATATACTGCCTGGTGTCACGGTCTTGGAGCATTAAGCAATTCTCGAAGTAATACTTAAACCCCTCGTAGTCACCAGAAAGAGCCTGACGAATTTGGTCTTTCGTCAATCCCTCATCACCTACATACTCACAGCTAAGCTTTACTGCCATCTATTCTCCAGATTTTATAAAATTGCCATCAACGGTTTTTCCAGACCTATTTTTTATAGTATCGTAGGCCTTCTGCAAGCAATAATTGATATCTTTTCCACAGACATGAGCAAATATGATAAGTGATACCAATGTGTCACCAATACCATCCTCAAAATCATCACCTAGCCTTCCGTGGTTCATCTCGCTTACCGTCTCTCCCCATTCCTCTGTAACCTTGCTGGCTTGAGTCCACCTGTTGTCAATTTTGTGGTGTTCTCCCCATATTATTATCATATCGATAAGTTCATCTGTCGTCATACAGTTAGCGCCTCCTTAATTGCGTCTGCCGCTTCTCTTTCGTTTCTCTCTTTTTCACTCTCGCCCTTAGGGATAATGTCGCTTCCTTTTAAGGATGTGTTAAGTTTTGCAATGGCATCCGTAACTGCGGTCACCATAGCTGGATTGTCCTTCTTCTCCGAGCCTAAGTTATCCAGTAGGTCATAGAGAGTTTTTATAGCTTTGTCGTTCAGGTCTTTGATAGAAGGCCTTGGGTTGCCGCTAATTATCTCACAGTCCATTATTTTCCTTTCATATCTTCCATAATAAGATTTATTAAAACCCAGATAAATAGTAGGGCGGTGACCAGAAGGATGACTCCAAATATTGCGAACGCTGCCAGCACAAGCATTATTTTCTACTCCTAGATTTCTTTTTCTTGTGATAATTTGGCTCGACGATTATTGTTTCAGCCTGATTCGGTGGGACATATATCTCTTTAACCTCATTTTTTGTTTCGTTAGCAGCATCCTCAATATTTTTTTCAACCTCTTCCTCAAGAGGAGTTTCAACAAGATTTTCTACGACTGTGTTTTCTTCTGGGACAATCTCGCTCTCTTCTTCTCCATTTTCTTCCTCAGTTTCTCCCTCAGTGGCTTCCTCTTCCTCTCCTCTCTCCTCGCCCATCTCTCCGCCGTCATCGGAGATAACCTCTTCTTCACTCTTAGCTTCCTCCTCTTTAATTTCTTGCGGTTCCTCTTCCACATCAACTAGGCCATGAGCCATGGCGATTCTTCGGTTGCGGGAAGCCTGGATTAACGTTTCTTGTAGCCTAGGTGCGGTCAAGCAAATTTCCCTAACCACCATAACACCTTCTCTCTCGGCGTCTGATATTGCGTAGGACGTTTTAGCCGTCTTTATATTGGTTAAAACTTTCTTAAACTGTTCAACCAACTCATCAATCCTAGGGACTACTAATTCTGGCTTTCTTGGGTCCATTTAAGCCTCCAAATTGTTCAGGTTTGTAGTTCCAGTCTGACCAAGTGTCGCACCTTCCTCAGTAAGAGGAATGCTTACCCTCGGACGGACATCATTACCCTTAGCATCATTTGAAATTGTAGACCTGCCACGGATGTTCAGCTCACGATACTCGTGGCCAACAAGTTCCTCATATTTCTTGCTAATTGCGTCCTTGAGCAATTCATTTTCTAGAGAAGTTCTAATCTCCACATATACATTTTCTATAACTTCGTACTCCACTACTTTGCCCCTCTTTGTGGTGTAGCACTCCTCTGGTTTTAGCATCCTAATCTTAGGAATACGGAAATTGTGGGCTGGGCCATTCCTATCTAACCACACTTTGTGAGCAATTAACCAGTCCATATCTACTACTGGTTTCTCTCTCGTGTCAGATTGAATCAGTTTAATAGCGTCTTCTACACTGATAAAACCTTTTCTTAAAGTTGCTTTTGGTGACATTATGTCTCCTTTCTTATTAGTTACTTATATTTTACAACACTTATGTTTCCAATGCAAGTCAGGCAAATGTATCTACTATCAACTTCCCTTCTATATTAGACTTCTCTCCTCCGTGGGTGATGTCAGTCCATCTACAACCATTCTCGTTCCATCCGATAATAATAACCCACCTAGTAACTTTGGCGAGATATTGCTCGATATCCGATATCTCTTTGTATCTAGGTAGAGAAGAAAGAAGCTTTAGGGACTTTTCTTTACCCTTAGGCACTGGCATAGAAAACCAGTCTGGATGTCCAGCCGTCTCTAAAAATTTTCTAGCCAGAAGGTCACTTGAGCCACAGTTGCAAGCACAACATACTACCGGCATTTATCCTCCTTGAATATTCTCTTGTCAATAAAATAAAATATACATCCACCGGCCAAGTTAGCCACTACTGTTGCGGCTACTACGCCAATCGGATTAAGCCAACATAAGCAGACCGCCAATATCGGAGAACTGCACTGCCACCGGAGCAAATATAATAAGAATCTTTTCATGCTATCCGCTTTCCTTTCAATAAGTCATATTCTTTTATTATTTTATCACCGTCTAGCTCGATATAGTAGGCAAATTTGCCAGATAATCTAGATATAGATTTGATGTGCTCATTATCAACTAATTTAGAGAACTTATATATTCTGTCTTTCCCTCTGATAATATCTGGACTTACCTCATTTGGAAACAGAAGAGAAAAGGCTTCCCTAGACCTATTTTCCATGTTGAAACAACTGCAACATAGTATATATCTCATACTAGCCTCCTTATCTCTTCATATACTTCATCTGCGTTCTCTGGGTATACGAACCACCCGAACGATTGCTCATTAGCCCAGTCAATATTCTGCTGTTGACCTGGGCGCTTAGGCGAGTTCTTCGCCTTCTTAAATTCCAGCATAATCCACACTGGCCCGAGCAGTACTATAGCATCTGGTGTGCCAGCTCTAGTCGTGGCGTTCATCTGTTGCTTATAACATTTACATCCGAGCTTGCGTAGTTTAGCTAGAAACTTGCTTTGAAAATCTGATTCCTTAGCCATTGTAACCTCCACAATATGGTTGATTACATGGGTGTACCTCCATACTGCCAACATGTTTTCCACAAATAGGGCATGTATACCCATCTTCTATAGGACTTCGCCTGATAGGGCACGGATATGGGCGAATGTTCTCATTATCGTCTTCTTCAATTATGATAATTTTTCTCATTTTTTCTCCTTCCACGGGGCAGTAGTCCAAACTTTCTCTTGCTTGACCTCCCCGGTCCTCATATTAAATGTTAAATCTGGTAAAATAGCAACCACATCTGTATCTAGCTCGGGAACTATCTCCTTAAGCCTTCTCCATACGTACTGGCACTCTGGGTCGCTTATCTGCTTAGGGTATTTCGCTAAGCGATAGTAGGTATTCTTATTTTCTCTGACCAGTTCATTTTTTATCCACAGTAATCCTTGATGCTTGTATATCCTATTATTAAGATACAATAGGCGCGCGGTCAGATATTCACACCAAGCGTGCTCAGTATCCGGTTTTGGAAGAGGAAATCCAATATCGTCTAGTTTCGGAGCGTTGTCTACTACTTTATTCTCTTCATCATTGGCTTGTATCACCATATCAGCTAGATTAGTCATTTAAGCCACCCCCTAATGCACTGCTTCTCAGTTCTTCCATAAGTGTTAGGGCGCTCACGCCAGCCTCGTGCATTTGCAAGATAGTACCGTAACTAGGTGCTTCTGGGCAAATCCACTCGTTATAGAAGCATAGCGGAAGATTACTCACCCTATAGACATTTTCAAGCGTCACCCTATTGTCAGTATGCTTAGTTTTCTTGCCACGAGAGTCGTTAAACGCCTCCTTGAATTCATCATATTTGTTGATTTTGAATCCTTTGTCCTTGCACCATAACGAATAATCCTCATATACATCCCGAAGTTTATGATACTTACCAAAATAGCTGACGAATTTGGTGTAGAATATGCGATACGACACCATATTTTCCTGAAGAATCTCTTTCATAAGCTCGGCGTTCTTACTAATAGGAAAATCTCTAGTCATATAATACTTTGCCACACCTAATACGACGCCCAAAAAGTGGATAATCCTCTCCGGAGTGTACGTAATCTTCTCGAAACTCTCGTTCTTGTTATCATTTCCGGACAAGTCAGCCATGAATGGGATAATCCTAGCACGGCGGATACAAGCCTCAGCATCGTTGCCCTCCCAGTTTGGTAAGTGGTTTGATGCAGACACGCATTGGAAGTCGCAAGAAATCTCAATCGGTTTTTGACCGTGCATAACATCGAGCTCAATATCACCGTGGTCAGCAATAACACGAAATAGGTCAGTGTCTTCGAGCGTACCAGGCTTTTCCTCGTCTGGAGCATTTACTAGTGTGTTCACTAAACAGTGGTTCTTGTGCCAGTTACCCAGCTCAGATAGTTGTAACTTACTGGTATTGTTTGAGCCCATAAGGGTGTGGATAAGTCCAATGATGCCAGACTTACCATTGCGCCCGTTACCCTCCAGAATATACGTTCCGAGAGGCTTATTCTTCATAAAGAAAGTAGAGAACATACGGATAATATCCATATATCTCTCGTGGTCGCCACACGCAACGGTTTGAATAAAAGTGAAGTCAGAATCTTCCTCTAGGTCTCCATTATTGGATAACAAGTCGCGATAGGTTTCGGCAATATATGCTTTCAACCTTGGGCCATAATCATCAAATGCATCATCTGCATATTTAACAATATGCTTGGTCTCTTTGTCGGTATCAAATAGCCTCCTAAAACATTTATAGCCTTCAGGTATTGATTCCGTCACGTTACCATTCTCGGTGTTCCAGAAATTGTTTGGTAATAGTTGTATGATTGTATTGTCCACTTTACTTATAGTATTATCTTTTCTTATCTTTTTGTCAATACTGTTCCAGATTTTGTCAATAGTAGCCCCGTCAACGGTGCCAGTGACTCGCTCGTAGTTATTGGTAAGTATATTTACCAATTCCTCTTTGTCGGTTGGTCTATATACGTCCTCTAATGGTTCCTTTGTGTTTGGGTCTACTGCCCTCTTGTAATACCTATCTATACCTTTGACTGCCACCACGTCATATTGTGATAACGTGCTAGACAACACTTCGTGCTGTATTTGTTTAGCATTGGACTTCGTTATGGTTACATCTGAGCCGGTAATCTCTGCTTCCACCACGCCACTCAATTTTTGTAAAAATTCCTTCGGGATGTTAGGGTCACTCCTAAGAACTTGGAATGCGGCACTGACAGCTTGATTGTCTTGTGGGTCAAATGGCACTACCTCCTTACTCACCATAATCTACCCCTCCAACTCTCTGCGTAATGACAGTACAATATCTAGTATATGTTGCGTGTTGATGACCTCAGCGTCCTCCATTTCCTCATCCGAGTATGGCCAGAACGGCACTTCCACGAATGTCTTACACCACTTAAACGTCCCTGGCCTCGGGTGGTATGTGAACTCGATATACCATTTGTTCTTGTCCACGCTTAATATATTGATATTTGACTTTGCTAGCTTAGCCCGCCAGCTAAGATTTTCATCCATTTAACCTCCTTATTTTAACGTGTAATTTCATTATAGCACGCTTCAGCTAATGCGTGTCAACAACTTTTTTGAAAAAGTTTTCCACAGGCAAAAGAACCGCCCATGGGGCGGTCTTATAGCGAACACTACTCGTGGCAGGTTCGTGACAATCAGCGATATGTGATATCGCCTCAAGATGTCTGCACACCTAGAATGGCTATGCGACTGTGTAGCGTGAGTATCGGTAACGAGCTATTATTTCCGTCCTACTCCCCGGTTCTACGCTTTCCCTCTCGTACTAGGGCGACTAACTAAGGGGTGCTACATTTTTATTATACCACAAAAAAGACCACCGCGCTTAACCCGACATAAAAGTCCAGTGGTGGCGGTGGCCGAGGCGTAGTCTTGGTTTTCTGACACCCCCTCTATATGGGAACAACAGACTCTTATAGTACGTTCTTCGTAGCAGCCAAGCGCCTCTCAGCTGTAATTCCATTATACCACACCACCAAAAAACCCGCAAACGCAGGCTTCTTGGTCTTCCGTGATGGACGAGATAATCTCCAATTCTATTCTATCACATATTTCATACTTTTAGTATATCATACTTTTAGTATGTCATACATATAATACACCGTCCCCTTCGTTGGCATTATCGTTGCAAAGTTTTTCCCACAACAAGTGGTCGACTAATTTATCTAATGCGTCTCTCTGTTTAGTATTAACTATAACAGCGTCCAGAATTTCTGCTAACCCCTTTGAAATACTTTGGTACGCAGACCTTGAATTAACGAACTGTGCGCAGCCTTTCAAGTCTTTGTTTGGGTAGTACTTGAATAGCCATGGAAAATGCTTTTCTCCGAGAGGCTCAAGATTATACTCCCACTCCTCTGAACCACTTTCTGCTGGAGTTTCACCAGAATAGTAAACTTTAAGTTTGATATTGGATTTAGCGTCTTTTAGAGCCGAAGCTTTATTGTCTGCCATATTTATCCTTTCGTTTAATTGTTAATATGTAATACCATTATACCACAAACAACGCTCGGGTCCTAGTGCGGCGAAGAGGTGTTTTGGTGAGGTACATCGCTTCCTCCTTATCGTATGTCTAGGTCACGGCACGACTTATTACCGGTGCTGCGTGCTGAGCTTATTATACCATAAAAAAACTCCCTCTGCGCAAGTGGTGGGATTCGAACCCACGGATACGGCCTAACACCATGCCTTATTCTTGGAGTAGTGATGCCCCTCATCATTAAGCCACTCTGACACACTTCGCAGAGGCGAGTCTAACCTGCTGGCTACAGGATTGGCAACCCAAAACACCTTTCGTAGCTACCTAAGCATTAACCACATTATATCACACATTGCCTATTTCTAAAATGGAAAGTACCACGCTGCACCTGTGGAAAACTCCCCACCCATTCAAAGCGGTTATGTCAATAAAAATTGCCCTTTTACGCCATTTGTCCTAACAGGGGTAGAGCGCTTGCGCTCTCGACCCCGAAATTGTCAAAATATGTAAAATCTCACAGGGGTAGGCTATTGACACCTATTGAGGTCTGTATGTTATAATATGGTTTTTCGCAAAAGTGGGCTAAAAATGAGCGTAAATTTGGCATTTTGCGTAAAATTGCTAACAGGGGTGGCGTAGCCTGTGGAAAACTCAAAAATACGCTTTGCGTAATTTTTTTTACGCAAAAATACGCACAGGGGTCAACAGGGGTAACAGAGGTCAACAGATGAGAAATTCATATTATAACATAAATCTTAGCGTAATACTAGACCCATTTTTGCGTAATTTTTACTTACGCCAACTTACGCAAAAATCGTGAATATATCATATAGTGTATTATTTTGTCAAACAGAGGTAGGGGCTTTAGCCCCCAGAGGTAGTATGGGCCTTTCCACCCCTTGACAACATAAAAGTTATTTTTTGTCAAAAAATCGACTTTTTTCGAGTGGAATCAAATCGCAATTCTGTCAACTATCCATAAAATATATTTTTTCACTTGTCAAAAGTTATAGGTGTAAAATCTGCATCTGCGTAAAATCCTTGCGTAATTTGCGTAATTTATTTTTACGCAAGAAAATAACAGGGGTTTTGCGTAACCTTTGCGTAATTTGCGTAATTTTGCCACTCTGTAACTTACGCAAAAAAAGTGATTATAAAATGCGTTTTTCATTTGTCAAATCTCTTCATCTATTCGTTTTATCTAATACTATTGTATCATATGTAAAATCGATTCAAAAAAAATTTCAAAAAACATATTTAACAGATAAGCGCCATTTTTTCCTTTCCAGGTAAGGTCATTTTACAAAACAAAAAAATATTTTTTAATTACTCTTTTTTAATTTTTTTATTTTTAATTTTTCCTCTGTTATTTGACAATCTCTAAAAAAATGTTTTTTAATTTGCGTAATAAAATAGAGAGTAAGAAGGTATTATACTTTTTTTTCATTCGCTACGCTCATTCATACGCAA